CATTCTGAGGGGGCATAGGGCCACTATCTCGGGCGCGGTGGTATATAGATATCACCCATGCAGCGAACGTCGATTTAAAGCGTTTTCCGCATGTTTACAGGGGTTTCGGGAGGGGGGCTTGGTTGGCTCGGGGCAACCCCATGTTGTGGGGGTATAATGTGCGGGCGTGCACGAGGCTCTTATCTGCTACCTAGGGGGTTTGGGGATCTCTTGTCTTCCCTTATATGGGTATGAGGGCTATGTGTAGTGTGTTTGCCCGCGCCTAGGTATGGCCTGTAGGCTTGAAACGCTGACTCAGTAAGGCTTTGCGGGGGATTTCCGCTAAGATAGTCAATGTTTACAGGCATTCCAAGAGATTGAATGAAAATAGTTAGATATTCGTCGATAATAAATGGTCATTCGTCGACACTTTTAGCCTTTATGTCATGAGTATTAAAAATAAATTAGGAATAAAGATTAGAACCATAGTATCATTGCAACGGCAAACGGGAACAGCGGTTCCTGCCAAGTGTGAAACAAAATGTTCCACGAAGCATTGCAGGTGTGAAAAGCACCAACAACAGGATGAGGTTATGCAGGTGTTTACTTCCCGACCTGCGACTGAGGCTAACTGATGAAAGGGTGCCAAGGTCAAAGAAGTACGAGTCGCAAGGCTCGCTAAATCGCAAGTTCTTTGTTTACTGACTATGTATGCTCAAAGCACGCCACCGAGCAGGTGGGGGACTAAGGGTCGGCCGATGACACCCGATACCTAGTTGCGCTGATAGCCGAAAGGACGCGCAGTATACAGGTCGCAATTCAACAACAACTATAGCAACGGCAGGCGCTACATTCCGCAAGGTTGTACGGGGTTCGAGTCCCCGCGTTGTTCTAAACTTATACACAACAATATGAGCAACAAAGATTTCATCAAAGCCCTGCGCTCTAAGCGCAAACTACTTGCATACACTAAGTTCAACAACGACATCGGCACGTATATGCCAATGGTAAAGGCTGACTTCCTTATCCTTGCCAACACAGGCCAAATCGAAACTTGGGACGCAACAATTACTGACACTTCAATTTATCTAGGATAACACAACACACCATGGAAACTACTGAAAAATTCGCTCGCATATGCAGTGCAACAAACGAGGGCATGAACGAGGGCTTCCTATTCGAAGAGAGCCTTCAATACTTCATTGAGCAGGACGACGCCGAACGCTACGCAATTGAGCTAGGCTACGCCGACCTCGACGAGGCATACGACGACGACGCCTACTGCTACACTGAATGGGACGCGGAAGACGAGCGCGAATGGTATGAGAAGCACGACGGCCAATGGTACGAATGCACACAGGACAGCAAAGTATTAATCAATAACAACTAACCCACATGCTACACAACGAGCACCTACAGAAAGCGGACGAACTATACGAAATCCGCCACGACAACAACGGCAACGTCATCCACGTCTATGTAAAGGACGGCGAGGCTATCGTATTCCCCTCACTACACGACTTCGTGATGAGGGTATACTACGGACAGGAGGTCGAGCGCTTCTACCTAGATGAGGAAGAGCTAACCGACCTGTATAACGAGAGCGCATACGACTACTACACGCTCAAGGCTAAACACGAGGCAATACAGAACAGCTAGGCATGGTGGCCATGGAGGGGTTCGCTTCCCCTCCCTAGCTCTAAACATATAACATCAATTTTTTTAAACAACTTTTATGAACACAAACTTCAACCTCGACAACATGTTGTCAAACATCGCCACAGGCGCTAAAACAATCGAAACCCTTCAGTCTACAGGCCTTGATTGGCAGGTAAACAAGGTACAACTCTACACACCCGACGGCACACCTGTCGACAGCGCATGGGCCAACCAACGTGCCGACAACGGGGCTATCCTAGGCGTCATGTCAGAGCAGTACGCGGTCTTCCAAAACGACGAGCTCGCTGAGCTATGCGAGGCAATCGCAGGCGAGTTTGGCTACAGCATCCACAAGGGCGGCGCTCTTAACGGCGGCAAAAAAGTGTACCTGCAATTGTCAGCAGGCAGCGTGACCGGCATCGGTGACAACAACGACAAGGTAGAAAAGTACGTGACCGCGCTCAACTCATTCGACGGCAGCAGCAGCGTTTGCTTCGGGTCCCTAGGCTACACCATTAGCTGTCAGAACACGTTCTACCGCGCAGCCCGTGACAAGGCCATGAGCCGCGTCCGCCACACCTCTAGCATGCGCGACCGAATCGAGGCAGCCAAGCACCAAATCTTGGGCATCATCAAGGCCGACGAGAGCCTGTACGACACCTTCTTCAAGATGGCCAACGCTCAGATGACGCCCGAGATTGTACGCAGCGTGGTTCAGAGCCTCACGGACGTCGACATCACCAAGACGCCGAGCAGCATCAAGGCTGACCACAGCGCCCGCAAGTTCAACATCGCAAGCGACCTGCTAGACAGCATCCGCCGCGAGACAGCGTACAAGGGCGGCTCGCTATGGGGCTTGATGAGCGGGGTTACTCACTACACCACTCACAAGGCGTCCGCTCCTAACCGCGAGAACGGCCGTATCGAGGCTAAGATGACAGGCAATGCAGGTTCAATGGACGCGCAAGCATTCGACATCCTAGCGAAAATCGTAGCCTAACGGCAAGCGGGCATGGTGGCCACGGAGGGGTTCGATTCCCCTCCCCGCTTCTAAACAACTAATATGAACACAATGTACATCATCAAAATGACTCGCATGACATCGGGAGAGGTGACCATGCGCAAGGAAATCAGCGGCTACACCCGCGCCTACACACTATTCACGGAGCTATGCGACGAGCGGTCTTACGACGTACAAGAAAGCCCAATGGACGGCACGTACTTCGGCGGCGGCCATGGCTACGACTTTATGATAGAGCTATCGGTAGACGACGAGGATAGCGAAGAAACTCAATACGAACCCTTTTAACAGCACCAAACCATGAAGACCAAGTTAACCCTCATCGCCGTGCTTATCGCGGCCTTATGGCTAGGCTCTAGCATCGACAACGACATGCTCCTGCACGACTGCGTTATGCAAACCGACGGCAGCGACACGGCATGCGATAGCTGCTACCATGTAATCTACGGAACGTACCCAAACAACTAACCCCACAGCAACATGACAACACAGAAACTCAGCGCGGAAACTATCAAGATGCTGACAGGCCGCACCATTAAAAAAGCAAACGAGAATTGGATACAGCTAGACAACGGCGTCCACTTCTACCTAGACGACAGCGAAATAGAAGCACTAAACTCATAACAACAACACCATGAACACCATGTTAAACCACCACAAGACGGGCCACAACCCCGCACTAGTAAGCAAGTACAACGCGCTCATCGACGCCATTGGCGAGGGTGAAATGCTGATGCAAATCGAGCTATGGCTAGACGACAGCGACCTAGAGTCTCTCGTCGAATACATCGAGGACAAGATGAAGCCCAAGGTAGTCTTCAAGGACGTAGACGGCAACGAGTTACACGTAGGCGACATGGTAGTCATGCTCGACAACAGCGGCCTACAACAGCCCCCGCAGCGAGGCGCTGTGCTGATAATAGAGGAGCTGTACGAAGAAACCAATTGCATCGGCGCAGGCGGCGGCAGGTACCTACCTCACAGGGTATTGAAAGTATCAAGAAACTAAACACAACACACAACACACATGAAAATCTTATTCTTCGCAGCCATGGCGCTGCACCAACACACAGCGGAAATGAAATTCCGTGAAATGCAGGACGACGGATCTATAGTGTACGAGGGCGAAGACCCCGACACAGGGCGCGGCATGTTCACCCTGTTCATGCCCGACAGCAGCATGGTACACTACGTCTACCAAGAGGAGGCAATCGAGTACATCAAGACGGGACAATTTGTATACAACGACTTCATTAAATAACAACAACAACATGGACAGACAACAGAAACTCAGAACCTACGACAACATCATGGCGGTCGTAGTCATGGCAATCATCGCAGCAATGCTCCTAGCATCCTGCACAACGCAGCGAAGCGCGGGCTACCAAGACCACCTACGCTCTACGCCGAGCCAAAACTTTGTAAGGCACGACAACGGCGGGTGCGGTTGGAGTCGTTAACATTCATTAACAAGTGGGTGCAATGTTTAGAACTACATTGCGCCCACATTTAAACACTAAACATATGCAACTTATAGACAAAGCAATTGAGCACGCTCAGAATCAAGTCATGTTTGCTTGGAAGAGCGTCATGGGATACGAGGCACAGCTAAACAACCTAGAACTTAATGACCAAGACACGGCCATCATCCGCACGCTAATCGAGGCGGAAAAGGAGCGGGTTGAAATCTATACACTAATCTTAGAAAACCTAGAACAATGATTAACGGATACGACTCATGGAAGCTCTCCAATCCTTGGGATGATGGAGACGAAAGCGAACAAGAAATTGAGCGCATTAACGAAACGGTGTTCTTTAAGTATGTGCATGGCAAGAAGCACTCTTACGGCATGATTAACACGGAGGGCAGCGAAATTCGGATACACCACTACATGACAATACCAATCATCGAGATGGATGAGATTGAGCCTACCGATCAAGACCTCTGCGATGAGATAAGCCGAATCAAGAGGAGCTACTCGCAATTCGAGTACATCGAGCAAGACGAGTTCATGGAGCATTTCAAGATAGCGCAAGATTGCCTAACTAAAATCATATCCAATGAAACGGGCGATTGACTACCTCGTACACAGCCTTATGATGTGGATACTTAAAGACCTTGACAGATGATGATAGACTACCGCGCAGGGGACGAAATCATCTGCATCCGAGACCATTCACAGGGCATAGTCAAGAAGGGACAGATATACACCGCGCAGCACCTCCAACGGATGGACTGCGGGTGTATACACCTTGTTGACGTGGGATTGAAATCTGACCGCCCGTTTACAATGTGTGCGGTGTGCGGGACAAGGCACGAGAAGACCGACGACATATGGTGGGTCGATGCAAGGCTGTTCCGCCGACTACTGACCAAGTCTGAGGAGGATGACCTAGCAGAAGTGCTTGCCGAGGTGTTCTCTGAGGAGCTAATTAGTCTTAATTAGTTAAGATTAATTGTAAGCACTGAAGTTATAACTATATTTGCAATCTAAATGACAAGGCTATATAAAACGAAAGAGGGCTATGAGGTTGTCAAACATTCGCGTGACGTTTATGCAATTGTAGGCAAGCGCGTGAAGTACATTGGCAGGGTCTCACCTAGCTACCAATCGAGCGGCAAACTGCTCAAGAACATACCAAACGAAATCAAAACAATCTTTTTTAATCTACAACAAAATGCATTGGAATCTACAACAGCTATGGAATGAATGCGTGTACTCGCAACAGCGCCCGCTAGAACAGCGCGACTACTGCTACGCTTCGGAAATCGGGCAGCCTCTCGTTGACCGCTACCTCAAGATGAAGGCGGTGACGCCGACAAACCCACCCAACATGCGCAGCCTGCGTAAGTTTGAGGCGGGCAACCTAGTGGAATGGATTGTACGCTACGTGCTAGAGCGTGCGGGACTGATCAACAACACGCAGGAACGCGTCATGGTCGAGTACCCTAACATGCTCCGCGTGTCGGGACGCCTAGACTTCCTAGCGGGCGGACGCATCGACATCGAGCGTGCCCAACAGGACATCACGTCCTCACACCTGCCCGAGTCTATCCAAGCATCCTCCCTGTACATCGCCCAGAAGTTGTACGAGAAGTTTGGCGACAGCGAGCTAGAAAGGAAGGTGCTCGAGATTAAGTCGTGCTCATCCTTTGTGATGGACATGATGGAAAAAACCGAGAAGCCTATCAAACATCACCGCCTGCAACTATTCCACTACATGAAGGGCTTGGGTCTGAACGGCGAACTCGTGTACATATGCAAGGACGACCTGCGCATGATGTGCTTCCAATACGAGCCAAGCGCAGACCTAGAACAGGAGTACCTCGCAGACCTAGCGGCAATCACGCACTACTTCACATCCAACACACGACCACCGCTTGAGAAGCACATTGTAGTGGAGGATGGTAAGTTCAAGAAGAACTTCGGCATCGAATACTCCAACTACCTCAAATTCCTGTACGACTTCGAAGAGCCACGCGACTATGCCGATTCGGTTAAGTCACAGGTTGCCCGATGGACTCGCGTGGTTGCTCGATACGCCAAGGGTGACAAGATTACCCCAAAGAACGCAGAGGTACGCGCCGAGATCGAGGCAGCCGGATACAACTTCAATCAGATAGTAGAACAAGCCAACAAGTTTGGCGTAACAGAAGAAGAAGAAGAAATTTAATAACAAACCAAATGATAATCGAAACACTTTACAACGTGGGGGATATGGTATATTTCCTACACAACAACAAGATGATGCACATCGCAATCTACAAGCAAGACATCAACCTGTACGAAGACCGCATCAGCACCTACCTAATCTTCAAGGATGGGGACGACATCATCGTCAAGCCGCAAGATCAAGTCTACACGACACAAGAAGAATTAATCCAATCAATAACTCAAGCAGCATGAGAATCCAAATTGAAACGGGTGTACCCGTACCAACAACAACAACACGAAAGTCAAAGTACCCGTTCCGCGACATGGAGGTAGGAAACTCCTTCTTTGTCAACGAGAAGCTAGACGTCAAGCGTATGCAACAGAAGCTAGCGGCTGCGGCCTCCATGTTCTGTAGAAAGAATCCAGACCACAAGTTCAAGACGCAGGCGTTCCCCGCAGGCGTCCGCTTATGGAGGGTTGCATGAAGCACAACGCAGTGATCACACCACAGGGGGCGTTACGAATCTACGACCGCCCCCTCTTCGAAGAGCAAGTCAGAGCCATGTCCCGTGATAAGGACTTGGCTGTGACCATCGAAGTCAAACTGAAGAAACGCTTCCGCTCTGATGTGCAGAACGCTTACTATTGGGGAGTTGTTATTGCGATGATAGTGGAAAGGCTACGGGAGCTTGGGCATGACATCGACCGCGACCTTGCCCATGAGTTCCTCAAAGGCCGTTTCCTTTATTCTGAGTTGACCGACCCGAACTCCGGAGAGGTGATGAAGATTCCACGCAAAACGTCGGAACTTGCAACGGAGGAATTTATTGAGTACATGGAACACGTCAAGCAGTTTGCTGCTGAGACGCTCGACATTTACATTCCCGACCCGAACGAACAACTTGAGATATGAGGTACGAGATAGACAAGCAGATGCGCATCAGTTTTTGGCAGCAGGTAGCCGAATTTTACGCTGAAGACAAGGGTTGGGATGTTAGGTTCATCACGCCATATCAGATACGTTTAACGGGCGCTAATGCAAGGGTTGATTTGTACCCTGTGGGACAAAAGGTAAACCTAGTAGGGACTCTTGAATACACGGTGATTGAAGATATCGAGGCTTTTATCAATAACCTCTCTCTTTAGGGCACACCCCCCTTCTTACCGCCTGAAATAACCCTTGCTCAGAGTTAGATCAAAGACGATTTTCCCCAACTTCAAGCAAGGTGGGTACGAGCCAATTCAACTTATCCGCTTACCGCAACGGAATCCAAAGCCATTTGGGTTTACTTTCAGTATGGTGTTAGTTGTCGGGGGTGGGGACAGAGCTAAATTGTCCATCGTTAGATGGTGGCTTGGATTGATCTCCCCTGCTTGGTCAAGTCCTGTAAAGGCAAGTTTCAAGTGGGGCTTGTGTTGGATGACAATGAATCTTTCATTCTCCGACAGAGACTGCTTGGGCGGAACGGGTGAAACACTTTTAAGACCGTGGTACATAAATAAAAAAAGCCCTCGTTGGAGAGACCGAGGGCAATTTTTATAAGAAGTATTTTCTTACTCCCCATATTGCGCCGCTCTCCAACACCGCAATACGAGGATGAGACAAATGTATGGCGACCGCAACACGGAAGTCAAAAAAAATAATTGCATTAACAACACACACAAGTTATCTTTGTAAAATGAAACAACAAATCGAACAACTAAAGCAGTGGAACAACGCCACGGGCATTGCAACACCGAACAAGATTAGCGCACTAAACGATGAGCGCATGACCCTTAGATTCGCCCTGATGGAGGAGGAGAACCTTGAGTACATGAGGGCGAGGAGCTACACGGACATAGCCGACGCGCTGGGCGATATGCTCTACGTCCTTGTGGGGACGATTGTGGAGCATGGCCTTTCGGACAAGATAGAGGCCGTCTTCGACGAGATACACCGAAGCAACATGACCAAGGTCGTGGACGGCAAGGTGAAGAGACGAGAAGATGGGAAGATACTCAAGCCCGAAGGATATGAGAAGCCAAACCTTAAACCAATACTGGAGGACTCGATATGAAAAAACAAACAGCAGTAGAATTTTTAGGACACGAATTAAATGTCAAACTATTTTATGACATCAGTCCTGAATTATGGGAGCAAGTCAATGAGATTTTCAAGCAAGCCAAAGCAATGGAGAAGGAGCAGATGATTGTTTTTTATTGGGGAGGATATGATAATGGGTATATAGATAATGGTAAGTTAGGAGAAGAATACTACAACGAAACATACGGAGGTGACAAATGACAATAGCACAGCGGTTAAACATCAAAGATTTTCCCTTTGTTGTCAGAGACAGCGGGGACAGAATTATTTATTACGAAAACAGCGACCATTTTTGGGAGATAAACGAATACGAACAAAGTGGAAAGCAGATCTATTACGAAAACAGCGAGGGGTTAATTGAAGACTACCGCCCCAAGCCCGAAGCCAATATACTAGGCCACTGGCATAAAGGAGTTGACAAATGAAAAAGAAAGTAGACTTTTACCAAGTTCCCAAGAACGAATGGCAGATGCCAATCGAGAAGGGATACAAGATGGCCTGTTGCGACTGCGGACTTGTCCACGTCATGGACTTCAAGGTGATTGACCCAGACACCAACAAGGTAATCAAGAACGCACGGACGATCCTCAGAGCAAGAAGGCATGAGACGTTGACCAAGCAGCTCAGAAAAAACAAATACTGAAAGAATATGAATGAACAAACAGCAATAGAATGGCTAGTGGAGCAGGTCAACAGCGACTGCCTAAACTCCGCGTTTATCAGACCAGAACTGATTAGGAAGGCCAAGGCAATGGAACGCGAGCAAATTGAAGCCGCGTTCAATTCAGGGACTAACTTTGACGCATACAGGCTAGACTGCCCCGCAGGGTATGCCTATTACGAGACGATGTACGAGAAGCGTAAGGTCATGATGGGTGACCTGAAGGACTTCTTTAACTTCAGCAAATACAAAAAAAAATAACTTAAACTATGATCAAGATTTCAGACAAGCCGACCAAGCAGGTCGAACACTTCGCAGGGACAATCACGATGTGCTTCCCTGGTGTTAAGAATAAGGAATGGACGTTTACGGTCTTGCGTACAACGAACGGAGTCACTACCTTTGACGTAGAAATCAACGACAAACAATTCGGTGAACACTTTGAAGAGTACAAGGACTCGATCCCTTTCTGTATCGAAACGCTCAAGGAGACCGTCAAGGCGAACTTGGCTAAGGAACAGGCAGAGTGGAAACCCGCAGGAAAATAACACAGCCCATGAAGGAGAGGAGTAAGAAGTGCAGAATCTGTAGACAGGAGTTCATTCCTAAGTACAGCACCATGCAAGCAACGTGTGAGAACATCGAGTGCATGATCGCATACTCCTCCAAGCAGAAGGACAAGAAGGTTAGGCGAGAACTCAAGGAGGTCAAGGAGCGCAACAAGTCCGTGTCCCAATGGCGGAAAGAACTACAGCAGGTGTTCAACCAATTCATTAGGCTCAGAGACCAAGGCAAGGGGTGCATCAGCTGCGGCAAACAACTACAGGGCAAGTATGACGCAGGTCATTTTTATTCCGTGGGATCGTACCCTAACCTCCGGTTCCACGAGTCGAATGTTTTCGGACAGTGTGTGGGCTGTAACCAGCACAAGCATGGCAACCTCCTTGAGTACGCCATAGGCATTGAGAGGCGCATAGGCAAGACCAAGCTAGAGGAATTGAAGTCGTTACGCAACGACCGCCTTAGCCTACCGCTCGACAAGATAAAGGAATTGATATACTACTACAAAGACAAGGTAAAAGAACTAAAAAAATGATCGAATCACCAACCTGGGAAGACCTGGGTTACGCTAACTTTGAATAATGGACAAGACCAAAAACATTTACACCCTGATCGTACTCGCGCTCTCCGTGGTAATACTCTGCGGCATATTCTTCATGGTCTTCCACATGGGAAGCATCGAGAAGAGTTCAGAGAACGAGTCCGTAGCCATCGAAAGGCTACACCAACTTAACGAGAAGTACCAGTCTCAGATGGACTCCAACCTCGTGATCATAAGCGCCACCAAGGAAGCCCTTGACTCGTTTATCGTACAAGACCAGCAGCAGTTCGTCATGGAGCAGGAACGCATCGACAAGGCACAAAAAATTGTTTCACGAATACCAAAAATGTCAAATGACTCACTTAAAACACTTTACGTTAACTCTTGGAATTATCTTCTTAACGAGTATCGTACAGGGCGTCTACGCCCAGCCAACTAGCCCACAGCTTCCACGAGAGGCACAGGAGGTAATATCCTCAGCGGCCGAGACCATCCGTCAGGACAAGATAACCATCGAGTCCCGGTCAGTCCGCATACAGCAGATGCGTGAGCAGCTGACCACCGCACAGCAGGCGTTAGACCTCGCCATAAAGAACGGAGAACTGTGCGAGGAGGTACGCAAGAACCAACAGGCAGAGATTAAGTTCCTTGAGATGTCTTACAACGACATGAAGCACGAGATGAAGAAGGAACGCCGTAGAAAAATATTTTGGAAATGTACATCGGTAGCCTTGGTAGGCCTATCGTTGTATTCATTGTTGTTATAGTTGTTATAGTTGTTTAAGGGGGGTGGCCTAGCGTGGCTGCCCCTTTTTTTTGTAAATTAGCATCGCGAATTAATAAATAATCAAATGTCAAACATTCAGAAAGCACTAGAGGTGTTAGACCTCCCACAGGAATTTGCACAATATGATGGGCAAATCCAGACCCGTACCCAACGCCAGGCGTGGATCTACGAGGTAACAGACATCACATCATCACCAACCCGCGTGTACTACACGATGGAGATTGCTCCAGACAAGAACGAACTCTTTGGTATGTACCCGCTCAACTACCTTGCAAACGTCATCCATCAGATGGGATTCGTGTACGAGGGACAGGACGATAACGGCGTGGCAATTATGACCAAGCCAGCCGCATTCGTAAAACATGAGGCTCCAAGCGGACTTGCAGGGCAGACCGTCTACTACGTGTGGACTCAAGTCAAGGCAAGCGAAGAAGGCATAGACTTTATTGCCGAGCCATATGAAACGACTTGGAAGGGCGTGGCCGACGACATGAAAGACCCGATGATCCGTATTGGATACAAGGCACGTCTGGTGAAGAAAGGATCAGACGGAAAGCCGATGGTGGCGTGGACGTCTAAGTACGCAATTAATCCAAAGCGCCGCATCCGTCGTGCTGAGTTCATGCAGATGATTAATATGTCTATGGAGGACTTTATGTACCAGACCCGATGGACTTGGAACCGTGTCGCTACAGACCCTGCAACCCACATCAACAACATCGCAATGGACGTGGAGCCATTGGAGGGCGGCAAGTTGAAGAGCGTGTTCTACATCAACGGACAGGACGCACAGACCTTCGACTACAAGAAGCTCATCACATCGTTCAACAAGACCTACAGCGGATACATCTGGATGTGGCGCCTGTACAACGGCGTAGACCCAAAGATTGCGGACAACGCATACGGAAGCACGTTGAACATTGGCATCGACCCTATGGCCGACTCCACCATCACGCTTGTTTCTGGCAAGACCAACGGATGGGACGCCAAGACCAAGACTTTGACGTACAACCCAGACCTCACCACCGAGGCGCAGATCCTCGCATACATGGAGTTCCTTCCCGCAACAGGAAAGAACGAATGTGTCGGGCGGATGTACAGCCTCGAACAAGACCACGAGTTTATATGGTAACAAAATGGGGGCAATCGCCCCCTTTTTTTATCTAAACTTTTCTGACTTCTTCCACCTCGTGATGTGGGTGTTCTTAGATAGCGGACGGATCTTGATATAGACGCCATCCCGTGACCGTGAGTCGCGCATCCCCTGCTCGTTGGTGTTGCCCTCTATTACTCGAATAGAATGCTCTCCAATGCGATCTATGATGCCGGTGTGGCCGATGCCTTTGTATCTTGACTTCTTGAAATTTGAGTATGTGTATGTGGCAACAAGGACATCGCCATCACGAAAGCTCTGATAAAATCTCCCATCTGTATAGATCACGTCTTTTTTGTTGTACGCGCTAGGACTCCAGCCCGTAATGGTATTCTCGATCCCACACTCGTCAAGGATTGCACGAACGAAGAAGGCGCACCACGCGTAGCCGGGTCTCCAGCCCACGTTGTACATCATCTTCTGGAGTTCTTTGTCTCCGAATGCTTGGTTGTTACCTCCCTTCTCCCTTACACCTACAAAGGAAGCGGCAGTGGCGCGGACGCAGTAGCCGTCATTATCAGCCACAGTATAAACAGGAATGCTAAGAGCAAACCAAAGTAGACACAGATGTATAATACGATTCTTTGCCACGGTGATGAGTTATATTCTAGTTCCTCCTTAGCATACTTCGAGTAGAAGTAGTTCTGTAAACCACGGAAGTTAAAGAACCCGCCAAGGAACACCACAAAGTTAGCGAAAATCATGACAAGTGCGGCAAGAATTACCTGCTGAATGTACTCGATTGAGATCAGCCCGTCGCCAAAGTACTCGGCGCTGTATGACCCTGCGAGCAGGAATAGGAAGAACGCGACTGGGATAGACCACAAGCCGTCGAAGAGTTGGAGTTTGCGTAGTATCTTTTTCATGTAACAAATATAAACTATCCGAACGATATGCCGCTAACTGTTGGAGGCTGAGTTGCCATAACGTACCAGTTGTTACAGTTACTTACCGTGCCTTTGTAAGTCCACGCGGTTAGCCCTGCCGCCCCATTGATGTCCGTCACGTCGAGGTAGTCAATGTCCTGGTCGGTAACCCCGTTATTGAGCAGCGTGAATGTGCGCTGCGTCCCTGGGACCGAGGACCGCATGATTATAGATCCGGAAGGAGTTCCCTGAGAGGTCAACCCCTTGGACAAGACCCAAGTGTCGGCTATTTGAATTGTTGTGCTAACGGTTATAAACCTGAGATTGACACCAAGCGTATGCCCTGCGGCGGTAAGCGTGGCGTTTGCGGACACGTCTAGGTTTCCCGTTCCTGTTGTGGTCATGCCACTTGACATGGTTATATTTCCAGCAACTATGAGGTTGGCATTTATCGTCAAGGTGTTGACATATCCCGTGCAGGTTAGGCTGAGTAATGCATTTGTATTAGCACCCACCGTACACGCAGCAGAAGCGGCGTTGAATACGACATCATCCCCAGCAGCAGGCACACCTGCTGGAGTCCAGCTACCTGCTGTAGCCCATGTGCCAGTTCCTGTCCAAGTCTTAGTTGCCATGCCTTAGTTTGTAAATGTTGAGAACCTTGTCTTTGGGTACGTCCAAAGGCTCCAATTAATAGTGTTTGTAAGCAAGCCCTTTCTGCTCCATACGGTCTGCCCCGCGCTGCTGTCCACGTTAGTTCCTCCCATGTAAAACACGTCCTGACTAGCCCCAGGCACGAGCGTAAATATAGCCCGTGTCGCTGCCCCCGTATTCTTTGACACGTTACTCCTTGGGACAATGCTGTTCCACGCCCTAAGCGTCAGACTTGTGTTAATCTTGTAAACTATGCTAGCCTCCGCAACCAGCCCTATGTCACAGCCCCCAGCGGTTGACGTCTGTTGGTAATAAAGGGTGTTACACGTCCAACCCGCCGTGCCTAAGTATTTGTGGGCGTTAGTTGTCGAGAACCCATCGAAACTGAGTGTACCTATAACAAAAGGCGCAGAATCGTTTATGGTTATGGCCGACAGCGTTGTAAGGATCGTACCTCCACTGCTATGATACACGGTCTCGACTGGTATGCCGCCAGATCCAAAGCCATTCACCGTAGCACCCAGCAATCTAAATCCGAAACCGGTGGTGACAAGTGAACCTGCCGTGTACGTTATGGAGTTAGACCTTATGCCAACAAAACTTGTCAGCGTTATTGTTCCCGTTGTGTTTATAACAATTGGGGTTCCAGATCCAAAGTTTGTTGATGCACTTGATAGCGTTAAGCTCTCAGACCAGCTACCTGTCCCCTGTAACCTTATTATGGTTGTTGACGCGCTTGTAATGTATCCGTTAAGCGCAAAGCTCTTGTTTGCGTATAGAGTACTCCCCGTCAACAAAACAGCGGACTTTGTACCAGAGGTTGTCGTTACAGACAAGTCATTTACCACGCATATTGGGCTTGAAAATGTGCAGTTGTTGGGGGCTGTGGCGGCGGCTGTTTTTAACGAAAGGTTGCTAAAGTTTACGCCCGTAGTACTTGTCGTTGTAGCCGATGGCGACGTGCTGCCGTTTATGTTTACGGTGTAGGCTGTGCCAGACTGGCTAAAGTTTAGGTGAAACGTGCCTGTGCAAGTCACGGTTCCTGCAACATAAGTAAACGCGCTAGTTGCCTGAGTTCCGTAACCTCCCCAACTTGCGCCATCCGCTAAAGTGACGGTGTTTCCTGGGGCATTGATGGTTAGGTTTACCCCAACAGATGCAGCGTTTGCAGTGTAAGTTGAATTACCAGCAAGCACTATGGTGGAAAGGGCTGCCGTTGAGTTAAGTACAGAGTTTTGCGCCACACCTGCGTTTATCGTAAGGTTGGCATTGCACGTCAAACTAAATGATCCTCCTAAAGTTAAGCTACTAGCGCCCGTGCCTATAATAACATTTCCAGAGACAACCCAATTGCTCGCCAGCGTGATGGTGCTGTTTGTGGCAACCGTTATCGTGTTTATGCTAAAGGCGTTTGGCCACGTCTTGCCATTACTTGTAAGGGTTGTTATCCCGTTAGCCCTCGTTATCAAGGCGCTAGTTCCCGCCACAACAAACGATGGAGACGCCGAAAGCGTGACCGAATGGTTTGCGCTAGCGGCACTCGAACTGCCAACGGTTATAGTGTTGTTCATGGTTATGGTGTTGGCATAACCAGTGAAGTTTAGATTACGACAAACACCAGCCACGTTAACAGTACAGGCAGGAGATGCCGCGTCAAATATCGCATCAGTTCCAGCCAGCGTTGCGCTTGGTAGAACTCCCGTGTCCCAATTAGTGGCAGTTCCCCAGTTAGAATTTGTTGTACCTCTCCAAATTGGCATAGTTACAGATTTTCAATTAACACATCAATCTTCTGTTGGGCTAATATTTTTTCCCTCTCGGTTACAATCCTGTTCTCAATATTGGCATCTATCTCCTCCACCGTCTCTGGGCGAAAGTGGTACACGTTAGTTTCCACGGTAGCCGTGATGTCTCCCGTGAACTCAATTGTGATGTCGGTAATAAGCAGGTCGTCCTGGCGATACTTGTTTGTAATCGTAAATGATGATGTAATTGCCATTTCTATTATGTTCTAGTTACTGTTAATTGAACGACTGCCCAAGACACTGTGGTTGCAGAGTCTACGTTGAATGCCAGCATATCGTTGGCCGCAATTGCTGTAGACGTCCAACCTGTCGGGGCCGCTGAGTTTGTCTGAGCGGTGCTTAAAAGAGGTTTGTTTCCACCGCCGCCAATCAAAGATACGGTAGGTATAGTTCCAGACGTAGCCCTGAAGATGTCAAACTGAATACTGCCGACCGCGTTTGCTATAACCCTCCAACTTGTTATTGTACAGGCGTATGGTATCTGAACGTAACCCTTTACCCCGATTGTGATTGTCCCGCCCGATCCGTCAACCGTCGCGCCGATCGACTGTGTTGAGCTAGACGCAATCGTCCAAGATCTATCCGCCGATAGGTCATAACTTGTCCCGTTGATTGTTAAAGTTCTAGTAGACGGAACCTTGCCAATAAAATCTAAGTACTGAGCTGCCGTGATTACGCCAGGCCGTCCACCGTCCGCATAAGGAATGTAAATGGTATGGTTGCCACCAATTGTGTTTATCGTAGGTGTCGACTCGCCCGTGCCGCCAAACTGAATAAAAAACTCTTGTACCGGCTCGGTTGCTGCGTTAATGGTTGTAACCGCGTTGTTTGCAACGTAATCCCTTACAGCGCTCTGAGACGGAACAACGATGTCGCTATCAAGCGACATGGTTGGGTCTGTGTCTATGGGTAATCCCCTTGTAAATCCTTGTGCCATGTTATCTGCTTATTTCTTCCCAGTCCATTGATGCGAGAACGTCACCGCCTGCATTATTGGTAGCTACCACAACAGTGAGTTCGTATGGGGTTGAAGTTAATCCGTTTCTTTCAAGCTGTGTCTTAAAGAGCGCCTCCTTGAGTATGTCAACCTGGGTTGATCCCTGGTTTGATACGCTAAAGTAACCGCTTGCAAGTATTCTTCCACTACCTGTAGAAAAACTAGTACCTGTTATGTTGTAATCTACAGAAGACCCCCCTGGCGAAGGCAACCAACTACCCCCCGTTGTGGTTCCGCTTGCTATTACCTGCCAGTTATAATCTCCCGCACTAGTGGCTATTACAGAAATTGCGGTTGATATTACTATGGCATCTAGTCGATCAGGAGATGTTTTAAGGCGTATACTTACTATAGGGTAAAATGTACCCGCTACCGCTAAATTTATTGGAGCAGTTACAGGAATGCCGATTGCTTGTTGTAGTCCGTTGAGTTGATATCCTCCTTCAGATAATACAGTAGAGCATATCTGCTTCAGTGTGCTTGCTCCGCTTGTGGCTCCCGTGTTTGTTACCTCATACCTCAATGGCAAAGATGCCGTCGTGATATACGTAGAGGTAATCAAGTTGGCGTGATGGAACTTATGGCAAACGTAGAAGTTTCCATTAATTACAAATCCCATTCTAACTGTACCTACCCCTAGCCATTCCAAGTCCATGAACAGGATCTGTGCCTTTGTTAGGTCAAGGGTGATTCCACTAGGTCCTGAGCCGTCCATCGGATCAACATTCCAGCTTGCCTGTGCAACTGGTGTGTTTACTAATGAACCTGAAACAGAAGTTCTTTCAACAAAACTTACTGTGGTATTGTTAAGTTCTAGATAATAACCATTAGCTGCTCCATAGTATCCAACCCTTTGTCTAAGGTTAGTCTTAGCAACATTCATTACAAATGTGCTGAGTACCAACAAGCTCTTTCCAGGCTGGTAGGCAAACACTTTAGTAGTCTCCCTAACAACCTCAGACCCCGATGCTGCGGTTACAGCCAGGTCTACCAATCCTTGAGCAGAGTTAAACGTGGCCGTACCGCCTGTTGCAGTACTCGTTGACCACAGCTTGTTATCGTCAAACCTGTGGCTTGAGTCGAAGAGTGTAAACGGGTTGCTTACCCTAAGTCTTCCGAAGGCGTCTATGTTAGGAGTATTTGCAAACGAAATCTCGCTACTAATTATGTTGTATGATGAGTATCCCTGTGCCATGTTAGCTTATTTCAGATCCGTAAAGTTGAAAAGATAAGTTTGTGTTGGACGCATAAACCCTTACAACGTCCGTGGTCGCTAAGGTAATACCTACCGTCGCAATAAAGGTATCGTTTGATCCTATTTGAAGATCGTAGTAAATATAGTCCTTATTCGTTGTTGCAGCACCCGCCGCAGACACGCTCACTCGGAACGATGCCGTAGACGTGCCTCGATTTGCTACAATCAATGAACTCCCAACAGCCGATGTGGCCGCTGGGACGGTGTATAAATTCGTTGGCGTAGTTGCCGCTGGGCTTGACTGCCCTAATATTTTATAAGTAGTTGCCATATTTTATTTTATTATGCTCCCATTAACATTAGTATCGCCTCAAGCCCTACGCTCGATGCTGTTGCCGTACCCCACTCGGCCTCTCCCGTTGTTGGATTTACCAACTTTAATACATCTCCAGCAGCCTTGGTTGCGTATAGCGGAGTCTTGATTTGAATCTCTGTAGATTTAGTCGTTATTGAAGTCGTAGCGCCACCAGAGGCTGTGCCTGTCATGGTAACGGCTCCACTAGCAGTCAAGGTGTCTACCAGTATGCTTGCTACCGACCCAGACGACCCAGTTGAAGTCATCTGACTATACCCCGTTGTGTTAACGTCTACCTTGTAGTTGTTATCAAACGTCAAATTAAATCCACCGCCATCTATAGTATTGCTTGCGGTCAACACGGGGTCTTGGGTAATCACGTCCTGAAGGCCAGGCGTTGTGCCGCTCGGAGCTACAATCCATTTCAAGCCTGTAGCTTCCGCGCTGTCCGCAGAGAGGATGTAACCGTTTGTACCTACAGGAAGTCTTGCATCTGCCGTGTCGTATGTGTAAAGGTCGCCCTTAGTTGTGAGGGGGGATGACCCCGTGCCTCCGCTTCCAACAAATACGTTACCTGCATTATCTACATTCAACACGCCTACAGAAGAGCCAGAAGAACTAGCAAATGCGGTTGACGTAATGTATGCATTGAGTTTAAGTTGACCAGAGGATGCGATTTCCATCCTCGTATTATCAATGTTGTTTTCTACAACGCTTACATGATATTTAGCATCTTGACTGGCGTTAGTAGGATCCGTAAATGAATAACTTATTCTACCCGCGATTATACCGCTTGATCCGTTAGTGCTGTTTCCATTGTAAAATGCTATAGAATTTTTTATTCCAGCGGATGCAGCAGAGGATGATATTTTTGAAAGTTTTAATACATCATCATTACCCGAAGAGCTTCCTGTTTTAGTAGCATCTATAGCGGCTATTGATGGACTATTAGATACCGTTGTAATAGCACTTAATCCGTTACTAGCATATGAACGAACAACTATTCCTTGAGCGCTTGTTGACGTTACGTCGACACCTGTTCCATTAACCGTGTTACATAGAATACCATATGGACCTCCAATAGCGGTGATTTTTAACACCCCTCCAAATGAGGTTGCATCTATTCCAGACTGAAGCGATAAGGCATATGCTTGGTTTGACCCTGTATAAGTATTTACTATTCTTAATGGAGCCGATGAAGTCGTTCCGTTAGCTATACCAGACAATAACAATTGTTTATCGCCTGTATTTATAAATCTATTAGCTGTAAAATCAGATGTTCCAGAAAGGGTCTCAGCACCCAATTGAAAATTATAAGTCGGATTTTGAATAAGACCATTATTAGCCGTATAAACAGGAAGTGTTTGAAGATTTCCTGTTCCGTCAAGATATTGCGTAGATAAACCGCCAAGAGAAACACCAATTGTCCCATTGGCCGTAAGCGGAGAGTTTGTTACCGTAAACGCTGTAGGCATTGTAAGGCCAACAGATGTAAGACCTCCCCCGCCTCCGCCGCTTGCCGCAATCGTGAAGTTCGGATATGCACCCGTAATGGTCACGTTAGATCCTGCCGTCAACGAAACTACTTGATCGGGAGCCGAGTTGGTAATCGTAAAGTTTGGATACGTTCCGCTTGTCGATATGCCTGTTCCAGCAGTAAGCGAAACAATTTGATCAGGCGCCGTGTTGGTTATTGTAATTACAGGGGTTGTCGTCGGGTTGGCAACGCTTGCGGAAATACCCGTACCAGCAGTAACGCCAACAGAGATTACCGTCCCCGTGCCAGCCGTGGCCTTCCACACCTTGCCCGTGTTGTCCACGCCGATAAAGTAGGCGAGGGTCGTGCTGATGTTTGTAGTACCGTCAGAAAATGTAGACGTCGCATACTCAGGCAACTCAAGCTGCCCCTTGCCTTGCACCACCAACTTGTCGGCACGAGATCCGCCGTCGAACAGTTCTATCTTGAACTTGGACTGCTCGTCACCCTGCGTGTAACTCGTGACCTCCGTGGTCAAACGACCGCCGATGAAGTAATCTGGAGAAACACCGTCGTTGATGAACTCATAGTCAATGGATGTGGCGGCGAGCGATGGCTCACCCTGATACTTCAAACGAAGCATTGCTATTCTGTCATCCAATGGGCCTCCTGCCGGGAGGTTGCCCTCCATCCTGAGTTCGAGCAGCGGCTGGAAAAGATCCACGTCGCCCACAACCTCAACCGACGGGTTTGGCCTAAAGCCTGACCCGTAGTCCTGGAACGTGGCAACGCCGCCTATGCCCAGGTTAGCCACCCCAAAAGGAAACTGAGTGTCCTGGGCGGCAGTGCCCGCAACAGAGAACTGGTACTGGTTAAGCCCGTCCGTGGTGGTTATGGTCGTGTCTTCTATAAGCGTTCCGCCCAGGTGAAACACGTAATCGCTTGCTGGATCCTCCTGCGTGTGCAAGCCATTGGCTACAGTGTAGGCAGGAAACGTGGCGAGTTCGCCAAGGCCGTTAATGTACTCGGTAACCAAGCCATCCACGGTAACGGTAAACGTGCCGTTGCTTGTCAACGGGTTCGGGTCGCTAACCGTAAAGGCTGGTGGCATCACAAGCTCAATAGAGCTTATAGTCCCCGTACCTGCCTCGGTGTATTCGACATGTCCGCCCGCATCCAGCGCGAGAACCATGCCCGTGGTAGCGGATGCGTAAAGCGGCGTGATTATGTCAACATATCCGCCAGTTACAAAAACCCGCTGAGCGCCAGCATTAAGCGAAGCACCGTCTGCATCAGTCTCAACAGAGCCACCAGCAGAGTTAATAACGAAAGAAGCGTTATTGTCAAAAGTAAAGTTGTAACCCGCGCCATCTACCGTATTGTCCTTATCAAGGGTTGAGTTAATATCCAACGTATCCTGCCACCCCTGAACCAATGAGCCACCAACGCTTGTAAAGTCTACACAGAACTGAGTACCCTCAACAAACGGAACACCGTTAGCGTTGAGTTCTATAGCATCGAACTTGCAGTATGTGCCGTTGTCTACAAAGTTTGACAACTGAACTACCACGTATACCGTAGGGTCTGTCTTGCTAAACACAAACACCCACGACCCGTCTTGTACAATTGGGAAGAACCCTGTGAAGTCCTGGTTGTTGCCTGTTACATAATTAAACAGAATAGAACTCCCATCATATTGAAACCTTCCCAAGGTCATAACGTCACCTGCCGTATACTGTATCGAGCATTCGGGCATTGTGTCCCCGCACTCGCAGCACCCCTTGAAGATGCTGGTAACCAGCAACTTGTAGATGTCCGTGGTCTTCTTCTGTATGACCGCTGGGGCGTCCTTGAGACCCAAAACAGCGAATGCATTGCCGCCAACGTCCGTGATCGTGTACACCGTAAAGCTAAACGCCTCACCCCCCACCTGGGAGATGGTGATGGTGTCGTAACGGTATGAGATGTAGGTAGGACTCTGCGGCAGGATCTGACTCATGCTGCGGATGTACGTCGTGTCGTCAAGGAATGACACCACGTCGTTGTTCTCTACCTGTACTTTGGATATTATTTGACTCATTGCTTACACTCTTCTTCTGTGGCGAAGGTACAAAATTCGTCGAGACTTTTGTACATTTTCGCATACTTAGAAGAGGGAAACTTTTCGCGCCACTCCATCTTGACCCGCGCCCACTCTGGACCCGTCCGTACAGGCTGCGCCCGCCTTTCTTCCCTGGCGCCCGAAAAGATAAAATCGATGACCGACTTCTTGCTTGGACGGCCGCCATTCTTGCGCTTGCTCTCTATCATGACCTTCACATCGCCGAGCTTTTCGTGGTTCGCATCTTCGAGCAGTTCCACCAGCTGGCGCAGGGAAACGCAGCCGTCTAGCTTGCCACGGGTTATCGTAACCTTCTCACGAACGATTGGATCGCTGTCAAGGAACTTGATATCAAACCCAAGTTCACGCATAGCGAAGGTAAGGGAGAGAATGTCCGCCTTGAGCTGCGCGGTTCCCCTGTTGGGAACTGAGGGGTAGATGGCGAAGTGTATCGCTGTGTGCTTGTCATCGTCTATCCATATTGATGTGCCGCTTATGGCGTAGTCACCATCGCCACGGTCCACCATGAGGTGCGCCTCTGGGAACTTGTCCTTCAGTTCGCTAATTAATAGTCTATATTCACCTAATTCATGCGGTGTAGGGTCCGCCAGTTTCAATTCAATCATAACTTCGTTTGTCGTGCAAATATAAACGAAAACCCCCAGCCATTGCCAGGGGTTTCCTTAATCATCTTTAAATCACTAAACCTAAAACTATAATCACTATAAACACACACATAAAATCGGGGCGAATATATACGCAGATCTTGCATACGCCAAATTATTTTGCATTAATTAAGATTTGTTGTATATTTGCGGTGCAAGTTCGCGTACAATCTGTACAGTCGGGAGACGAGAACTTTGAGGGCGGGCTGATCACCGCCCTCTATGTTTTCTAGAAGGTATACAAAAAAATAGTCGGGAAAACTCTTACTTAGTGCGCTTGGCCTTGGACTTCTTGTAGTGGCCGTAAAGGATTACAACAGAAACGGTGCAGGCTAACAATAGGGACGAGATTCTGAACAGCCATTCGGTCTGCTCTTGCCATGAAACAACTGCGGCAAATGTTGTTAATAAAACCGAAGCCGCCCCATCTACATACCCGTGACCTGTCATATCCGTGTGATTAATGTCTTGCATTGTCCCTACAAATATAGATTACTACTTCTTATTTTCTTGAAGTTTTTTTAGTTTTTTGTTGTAGTCCTCGACCGCGTCTTTCAAGGTTACGGGTACCGTCTTGCCGATAGATGCGAAGTATTCCGCCGCAGCAGCCTCCCTGGCGAGTGTAGCCAGTTCGCCGATGTCGGAGGATATCTTCTCGCGCTTCTTGGTCTCAATGGCGATGGTCTTCCCCTCCTTCTCCAGGTCTGCCTCTGGCACGCCCTTCTTCATGGCCTTCACCTTGCCCTCTTCCAGCTGGTTGTCGGTAACGGTGACCTCCTTTGGGAACAGCTCCTTGCTCTCGAGCGATGGCGCCCTTGACGCATAGATGTCGAGCAGCGGTGCCGCCTTGTCTCTGTACCTGGCGTTCAGCTCGATAAGCTGTTCGTCCGTAAGCGCAACCGCAAACGTGTCCTTCTTGATGTCTGGTATGCCCTTGGGCTTGAACTCCTTTATCACGGTGGATGTGGCTGGGTTGGTGTACTTTGGTGTAACCTTCTTGTCCTTGTAGACGTTGATGCTGGACCCTAGGAACGCATATGCAGAAAGGAATGCACCCTTCATGTTTGGCTCCTCTTTAAATATCTCGTTTATTGTACTGAAGATCATAGGCGTGGTGCGCTCTAAGACCTGGTCAGACCATATCCATTCCTCGCCGTATGGGTTGATACGCTTACCCTCTTCCTCGTGTGTGGTAAGGTAACCGACAAAATAACTCATCGTTGGGTGAAACTTGTTCTGGGCAAACTCTGCAATAAGACCACCCCTAGTAGGCGTGTTGTAGTCCCCAAGTTTTCTTTCCTCTCCGCCACGTACCAGCGCCTCTGAATACAGGCGTGCCTGTAAAACAATGTGTTGAATAAATCCGCCCCATGGGTCCACGTATATGTCCCCGATACGAATCTTACCAAACTTAGAGCTGAGTGGGTCTAGGTCAACCTCAAACTCGTCCTCGTCATCCTCGTTAGCCTTGGCGGCTATCATGGAAACTATACCAGCCGTGGTTGTAAACCAGACTATGAAGTCACGGGCCGCCATCTTCTGTGCGACAGATGGCTTAAATGTGCCCTGGTCCTTTAATGTAAGCAAAAATATTGGGAAGCCTACAGTTGAAGTCTTAAGCTGAGACGCCCAGTTCTTTGGCGAGTAGAATATCTTAGACAGCGGGCCAGATATGGAATTGAGTGGTCCCAATGATGCGCGGCCAGTAAAGGTGTTCACCATCTCGGCCACGTTTTCGTATGACTTTGGATCGGTCTCAAACGTCTTGCCCTGCTTTTCCAACATGGCCTTGCCGTCCAGGTAACGAAGCACACGCATTGTGTTGAGGTACCCGATACCAGCACGCTCAAATGCCTTGAATGGGTTGAGCATTAGTGTCTTTTGGTACGCCCCTTCGCCAAAAAGTTTCATCGGCTTGGCAAGAAAGTCAAATATAGAGTTACCCACGCCGCCAAGGAATCCCTCCTCCTTCTCAGAAAGGGAAGCATCATACTCAGAAAGCGAAAGACCTGCCTTCATCATCTCCTCGTAATATGGCTGTGCCTTAATAAATTCACCCCACTTGCGGGCCTTCTTTTCGCTTGTAAAGTGCTCAAAGGTCTTAGCAAACGAACGGGCTGCGTGTATTGGGTGTGACACGGTCAGTTTAAGACCCTGTACCAGCACCATTGAAAGGTCAAAGGTGGCCTGTAACAGTCGGGACACCTCCCAAAAGCCACTAAGCCCATCTAAAAACTTGCTAGGGCTGTTCTGCTTCTTGATCTTGTCCACCTCCTTGTCGAACTGGTTCTGTAAGGTCTGGCGTTCTGCACGCAGCTCGCGCAACTCGTCGTCTTCCAGTACCTGTTTGCGCTCCTTGGGGGCAAAGTCGCCCTCTGCAAGCCTGCGTTCCAGCTCGGTGATACGCTTCTGGGCGTTCCGCTTGGCGTTTATAAGCCTCTGCGCGTCGGCAATGCCTGCCGCCTCGTATGCGTCCTGTATATCATACGTGAGTTGTTCTTCCCTGTCGGTAAGTTTTGCCCTCTCCTGGGGGGTCTTGGCCTTGACTATCCCCCTTCGGATGTCCTCAAGTCGAGACTCCATGCGCCCGATGTTGCGGAGCCTTCCGATCTCCTTCTGCATGTCGTCGCGGGTCAACGAACGCTCACGGCCATAGCCGCTTATCGCGTCGCGTATCTGACGGTCTGTGGCGTTGGGATACTTCTGGGACATGCGCTGCCTTACCTGGGTGACAAGGTCATTCATGTCCACCACGCCGTTCTCTACGATCTCACGGATCAAGGAGGACGGGATAGATATCTTGCCAGGGGTCACGCTCTGGAACTGTGCGCGTATCTGGTCCTCTACAGCCCTCTTGTCCGCGTCAGACAACGCCTGGAAGAATGGCTCGGCACGTACCGCAGCCAGTGCCGCGTCGAGTGCTGCGTTTGATGCGGCACCAGACAGGCTGGACTTGGACACGATAGACGGCTTGTTCTTTATGTTCCTCACGGCCTCTGCTGCCGCGTCTACTATCTTGGACCACGTGCCCTTGGGCATGTTAATCGGCTTGCCGTTTGAGTCCTTGAACGTGACCGACTTGGACTTAAACTTGGACACCTCTGCGGCGGCCGCGTCGGTATCCTTGAGGTCGATGTTTGCGAGCTTGTCCTCAGCCGCTGCCCTCTCTATCTCTGCAAGGTTCCGAGCATCCTCGGCCTCTTGTGCGCGTTGCTCGGCCTCTGCTATTCTCTTGTTCAGTTCCTTAATCTGCTCGTCTAACTTCTCGAACTTGGCCTGTACCTCTGGGGATATGTAGTTGAAGTTTGCCTTCTTGTACTCGTTGATCTGGTTGTCTACGGTGTAGTTGAACAGAGAGTTGCGGTAGATGTCCTTGAGGGCGTTGTTGAACTGACCACCTGCGGTTGCCGCGCCAGAGAACTCCTTAATCATCCTGGCCTGCAATTCAAGCAACTCGTTCTGTGCGTCTACGTACTCTTGTGGACTGAGCGAACTGTCCTCCAGGTTGGTGAACTTTGCCGTCTCCAGCCTGTCAATGAGGTCCGCGTAAACGTATGCGGCCACAGCATCGTTCAGCTTGCGGTCCATCACGGCCTGGTATGCCGCATCGAAACCCACCATCTCTACAAACTCCTTTGCCCTAGCCCTGGCCTCGGTGAGCTTCTGTACGCCACGGTCTAGTCCCGTCTTGCGTAGGGCCTCTGCCAGCTGCTCGTCGGTAGTCCCCGCGTATGCCCTGGCAAGCAGGGTCCTGAGTGCCTTCCCCTTACCAGCAAGTGACTTGAGGTCAAGTCTTTTGACTGGCTCTGGCTCGGCCGCAATGAACGGGTTCTCACCCTTCATACGCCCCTCGTCCAATAGGCCCTGGTTTATAAGGTCCATCAGCTTGTTCTCATCCTTGAGCATCTGCATGAACTCGTCATACGAATACTTTACAGGATCCTCACCCTTAGTGTTCTTAAAGAATAGAATGCAGGGATTTTTGGCCATGCCTTAGAATAGTTTTTTCTCCAACAGGAGCATGTTGAACTTGTCCTTCGCGTCTACGCCCTCGAGCATGTTGAGCTTGTCGCTATACTCGGCCACTGAGTCCTTCTGGATCTTGCGGAACTCCTGTAGGAAGTCGAACACGCACAAGTCCTTCTTGAACACCTCCATTGACGTGCCCTCGTAGTCCTCGTACAGCGCATACTCGATGAGGTACGCGTTCTCGATGACGTCGATGAGTCCGCCGAAGGTGATCTGCGGGCGGTCTACGGTAGGAAGCTCTGGGCTGATGTTCCAGTCCACGAGGTAGTCCTCAATCTTCTTTGCATGCGTCAGCTCGTCTGCCGACTCCTTGGCGAAGAACTCGGCCGCCTTGAAGTAGCTCACGTTCTGGCACCAGTTGCTGGCTGCGCGGTAAAAATAAAACGCGTTGTACTCGTCCTTGAGGCGAGGCAACAGCAGGTCTACGACCTCTTTATCTAACTTATTTGGTGTCATGGACAGTTACCTGATTTCGTTAAAAGTTGAGCGTCCTCGAGCATTCGAGTGATCTCCTTAAAGTTGTTGTAAATATAGGACAGTTTAGGGTCTCCGTCCAAAATAGCGTTTATCTTCTGGCGCTCAGACCATCCGCCACCCTCACGCATCTTGGCGTATAGGTCGGCTACCTCCTTGGCGTTGTTGTCCGCGAGCTGGGCCTTGGACTTGATTTCTGGCTTAATTCCTAAATCAACTTCAAGCCTTTTTACGGCTTGTTGTTTCATTATTTCTTCGGCTGAGTCATATCCGTTTTCGTCAAAAGACTTGGTGTTGAATTTATCGTAAGCATTATAGGTGTCAAACGATCCAAGTTTGTTTTCTATAGTGTTTCTGTCTCCACCATCGTAAATGAAAAACACAACATCCGGACGACCGTTATTAAAACGCTTATAGGTCTCGTAATCCCAGTCTTTTATAGTGTTTCCATTGCTGACCTGTGGTCTGTACTCGTCATTGAATGATGTGCGAGATACCGCCTTAAAGCCAAACAATGAATAGTAATCTGGAAGAATAGTGTCAAACGCTTCGGCTGTTGTGGCGCCTTCTTTTATCCCAAGCACCATGAGCTGGGCTAGGTTTTGCGGTCTGTTAGCTGATGGATTCGAGAATGCGCCACCCAGAAACCCTTCTTTATTAAGAGTAACCCCTGTCGATCCGTCTTCGGTAACAAACATACGCATCTTGCCAAAGTCTTCTTCGGAATGAATCGTAACAGAGGCTGCAAATGGGTTGTCCTTTAAAGACTCCATCATCATCTGACGGTATGCCTTAGGGTCAGTTACTTCGTAAATCTTTTGAACTCCCTTGAATTTAGGGAATGCATTTATGATACCGGAATTTATCTTGTCGTCAAGACTGTATTCGGCAGATACTGCTACGTCAAGTGATCCAACGCGCTTAGTTCCTTGTACACTTTTTCTGGTGATTCCCCTTGTTCCATTGCTTTTTGAAGAGTAGCTCTCCAGTAAACTGGATAATTCTCCAGGGTCTTTTTCTGGTCTGCTGTCAATTCTTTCTTGTTCATTGATTCTTCTTTTTGTTTCATCGGATAAGTTCTCTAGGCTAGATTTTGATTTAACACCTTTTGGCGATTTACCTACAGCTTTTCCAGCTCTTGCGCCCACTGTGGGAAGTCCGCCGCTAACTGCCCCTTCTGTTCGTTGTCCAGCGGCAGGCTTATTCCCGCTAGAGAGAGGTAATTCTTTAAGGTATGTGGCTGTTTTATTTTCGTCAAGGATTTCATCAACATATCCTCCCCAGTCTGTGATTGATAAGTCTTTTCCATATGATTTTATATTGTTTTGAGCTTCTTGTAAGGTTATTTTACCCGCACTGTAATCGGCCCAAATATCTTTAACTTTTTGTTTTTGTTTTTCGCTTTTTTGATTAGCCGGGAATATAGCTCTTGCACCTTCCCAAGTAATACTTTGCATTTCCCTAGCAAGCACGTTGCGCTTCTTTGCTGCTTCTCTATACGCATCTGCAAAAAACGAGTATGTGCCTTCGTCAAATTTAACCTCTGCGCTTGTGCTGCCTAAAGGCAACATATACGAAACAGCTATGGCATGAGTGTCAATAGTCACCTCACCGTCCGTTTGAGGGGCTGCAATATTATTGTAAAAATTCCTTACTTTATAAGCGTTACCAATATTTGCAGATATATTTTCTTTGGATCCATCTTGTATAATGGAAACCGCCTTTGCAATAGTATCGTATCCAGAAAAAGAAGATGGGGACTTTATTTTAGCATCTACTATCGTCCCTGTAGGTATTCGTAATGGTGCGTTTCTTTCATAGTTTTGATCAAATCTAGCACGCGTCATTGCGGATTTATCATACCCACTTAGTTCAGAAAACGGCTTGCCTATGGCCTTTTGTAACTCTGGAAGATACGCTATTTGTTTAGGGTAAGGCTTGCCTGTGCCATCTACTGTTTTTGACTTGTAATAATCGTAATCACTTTGTTCAAATATCGTGTTTTGATTATTAGCGTAAAAATCCAATATGAAATGCGCCAAATGCACATTATCAAACCATGGCTTCTGTGGTGATTGAGTTGCTATTACAGCTGATGCTTGCTCTAACGTGACATTATATTTATCAGCCATTTCTTGAGCAATGATGTTTGCTCCGTCATACCACAATTTGGATATGTTACGAACATCTGGAGTTATGTTATCGTACACAAAAAGCAAGTTAGATACCACGGTTTCTTTCGCTTTTGAATACACCTTGTCAGCCCATTTTATTTTTTCTTCTGAAGTTAAAGTTTTAGAAAACTCACCTACATCCCCCTTTACCAAATGTGTTTTTGATAATTCAACAGCCCTTGAAACATACATGTCAGGCTTGTTTTCTTTCAAGGCCTCAATGCTTGCTGGTCCAGAATATGTGATAACTTCTTTTTTGTCTCTCTTAGCCGTCAGCTGCATACTCGGTTGAACTTCTCCAGCTTTTGTTTTAGCCTCTGTTCTTTCTGCAATTTGTTGAGAAGTAAGAGAAGATTTAGACTTAATTCCTTTCAAACTAAATTCTGCTCTTTTGCCAACAAACGCGTCCTCTACTGCTGTACCCGCTTTGATACTCTGAGCAATCGTGTTGAAAAACTCAAGTGTGTCCTTCTGGTCCTGTAGATCCTGGAACGGCTGGAACCTATCGAACGTAACCGTTGACACGAGCTTGTTAATAAGTTCAGCTATCTTACGGACGATGCCGTATTCCAACGGGGTCTGCTTGTCGGACAGCATGCCCGCAAGTTCTGCTAAGTACTCCTCGGCCTGGCCAATCTCTTCCACCCCAATCTCTTTGTACTGGTCTGCAAAGTCTGAGAGCCTTTTGTTTCCCGAGGCAGAGATTATCTTCTCGATATTTTTACGGAAGTCAAGGAACACGGCAGAGTTGTCTCCAAACGTCTTGAGGAGTATCGCGTGAGTAACCTCGTGTACCACCGTCTTTGGCGTGGCGTTGCTGAGGTTGATGTCAATACGCCCCACGATAGTGCCGTCGTTTGACGTGGTGTAGCTGAAGTTACCCGAAGAGTTTATCTGGCCCTTGAGGCCGTTCATTGCGGCGGCGTACTGCTTAGAGTCCTCGTGTACGTGGATGTCCATCGATGGGAACACGGACTTGAGAGTGCGAGCGGCCTTCTTTACCATCGCTATTACCGACTTCTTAGTTGCGTTGTCTGAGTGCTTACGCTCCAGGGCGTCGATTGATGCCTTGTTGCTTGCGCGTGTCCCCATTGGCACGCCTTCCACCTCCAGCGTCTCGTTGGTCTCAATGCCTTCAGCCAGGCTTGGCTTGGACTTCATCTGTTCCTGCAACGCAACCGCGTTCTCTACGGCCGCAACGAGTTCTGGCTCCACGCCATTCTCTACCGCGTTGTGGTAAGCCTCGGCTATCTGCTGTGATGCAGGCTTGCCGATGGACAGCTTTACCTGCTTAACGAGCGATTCGTATACCGAAGGGAGCACCTTCGACAGGTTCATGATGGCCGCGGTCGTGTTGTCTACGGACTTCAGTGCCGACTTGACAACGTCTGTAACTGGGGCCTTTGGGAACTCCTTCTTGGCTGTCGGCTTCTTCTCTGTCGGCTTCTTAGTAGGCTCAGTCTTCTTGGTTGTAGGCTTGGCTGCCGCTGCCTTTATATACCCGTTGTCGGTGAGCCACTTGGTCACGCTGTCCACGTCCATCTTGCCGTCAGCCTTCTGGTACTTGGCCATCATGTCCGCCAGCGCTGGGGTGTAGTTCATGTGGGCGGCAAGGGTCTCCTTTGATCCGAACACCTTACCAGCATCCTTGCCCGTCTTGGGTATATATACGCAGCCTTTTGCCATGCTTACTTTTTAATTTTATTTTTTTCAGAAGAGTTTTCACCTTTGTTAACAGGGCCGTATAGCTCCTCTGTACCAAAAAGGTTTACTATCTGTTGCCATGGAATGCTTTTCATAACAGGCTTTGCCAAGTTTGATCCTTGTGATAAATATGCATACTTACCATACTTACCAAGCCCAGGAACTGCGCTAAACATGTCCAAACCTTCTTGCAATGTCGGTGTTACCCTTCCAGATGCCTTCCAAACCTCGTAAGCTCTCTTGGCGTCGTCATGAGAAAACGTACCAGTGGGATCCACTAATTCCATTATATTTTCCAAGGTAGAGTCTGGCAATCTCCATTGCTCGTTATCATAAACGGCCTTCTCCTCGTTTGTCATCGGCCTAAGTGCCGAGTTAGCCTTTGACGGCACCTGCATGCTTGTAGGCTTTGCGTATTGTCCCTGGCCGTTAATCCAGGGAAGATTTGCTGGCGGTGTCCCTGTAACTGGCGGATCAGTCTCTAACATTACTCCATCTGCCGCCTTCTGGCCCTGCTGGTCAAAGTTGGGTAGGCTCTCCACCAGCGCGTCGATGCACTCGTGGCAGCCCTCGTTCAGCTTCTTCTTGACCCAGTTCACCTTGTTTTTAGGAATGATGGCCATCACCCCCTTGCTGGAGAATATAGCCATCTCGTCGCCTTCGACCTCTAACAGTTTCTTTTCCATTACCTTACGGGGATTAAGTTGCCATACTGATCAGGGGCGTAATTTACACCATTTATCGTTATGATTGGGTTCCCGTTTGGAGAAACTTGCTGCTGCGGCTGTTGTACGGGCTGTTGTGCTGGCTGTTGAGGCGTGATGCCGCCTACCACCTTGTTGGCCGTGCCTAGTCCCCTGTTGATCGCGCTCATCTGCATGGACATCTTCTGTGCCGCGCTGAGTTTATTCCCCGCAGCGAATGCCTTAGACGCGTTGTTTGCCACGCCTGCCCCAACGAACATAGAGGCCACGTTGCCTAAGCCGTTTACCACGTCCCCGACCTGGTCAAGTTTGCCCGTGTGCTGAGATGCGTCGTAGTTCTTGGCGTCGATCTGTCCGACCTGGTTGACGATGTTACCCACGCCGCCTACAGCCGAGGCTATGGGTGCGGTTACTGGAATGACCTTGAGCGCCGTACCCGCGAGCTTGCCAGCAAAGTTTGCCCCAGTGTCGAACCTGTCGTTGTTGTACTGGTCCTCGTCCACTATGTCCTGCATGGACTTGATGCCAGCAACACTGCCGACGGCCCCGAGTGCGGTGTCGGCTATCCCGTAGCCCACGTCGCCAAGTGCGTTCCAGAACCCGCCCTGCTTTGCCTTGAGCTTTGGGTTTTTGCCTGTGTACTTTATCTTGCCGCCAGCGATCTCTACGTCGATGCCGCCCTGTGCATGGCTCTTGCCCTTGAACTCCTTGATAACCTCCCACTTGCCGCCTGGCTTGAAGTCGAACGACATGCCGTCCTTGGCCTTCTTCTGGCCTGGGGGACACTTCACCTCGACCTTGTTTTCGCGGACCATCTTGTCCACGTCCTGCATGGTGACAACCTTTTCGCCAAGCGCCTTCTTCATTGCCAGCTCTGCCTCGGTAAGGCCGCCCTGCTTCTGTTGCTTCTTGGCATCGGCCAGCTTTGCCTGGGCTGCGGACAACTCCTCGAGAGACAGCGTGCCCTGGCCCGTGGCCTGCTCGCTGACAAGGTGGTCGTGTATCATCTGCTCCAAGGCGTTTACGGCGGCTATGCGCTGCTGTCCAGCCGTTGGGATCTCTGGCATCTTTGGAGGTCCTGCCTTCTTGCGCTTCTCTGGCTCCTGCTTCTGGCCCTCCTGCTTGGTCTTGTTGACCTCCTCCTGTAACGCGGCGTACTGCTTGCCGTCTGCGGTGTTTTTCCACTCAGCCTCGGTGACCTCGTATGCCTGGTCTGGGGTCATGCCCTGTGCTATCAACTCCTTGACACGGCCCTGGCTTTCCTGCACACCCTTCTCCATCAGGTCCATCATCTCCTGCTCCTTCTGGGCGACGGTTGCCTCTGGGGTACGTGTCTTGCCCTGCTTCTTGCCCTTGGATGGCTTCTTGCCCCCCTTGGTCTCCTCTGCCGCAAGTTTGTTCTTCCAGTAGTCCACGTCGGAGTCTGCAAATCTCTTAGCGTCATCGTCGGACATACCCTCCACGTCGTAGCCGTTCTCCGCAAGGAACTCCTTGGCGGTCTTCTTGCCGTCGATGTAGTCAAACGCTGCCCGTGCCTCCTTACGTGCCCTGTCGGCCGCCTGTTGTTTTGCCGCGTCGTTAGACTTGATGCGCTCAATGTCGGACGTGGTTATGGCTGGGGCGTTGTCGATGTGGTCCTGCTCGGTCACGGCCTGTAGCACGCGCTCGCGAGGGTCCTCAGATACTACTTCTTCTTGTGCTTGAAGTACTCCACCTGCTGGAGTCGTTTCTGTGCCTGCGCCTTCGACAGGTTGGGTTGTGATAGGTTCTTGCCCGACTCCGACTTCACCTGGTACCCCTTGGATGTTTTCTTGATCATTTTTTTTACCGTTTAATATGTCGTAAATACTCTGCTCATTTGCCGCGATCTGCTCCTTAGCCTTTCCATACTCGTTGGACTCGGCTGGGTTGTCTGCCATTGACTGGCGGTGCGCCCTGTTCTGGTTGGCTATGGACTTGATTGCGTTCCTTTGCGTCTGGTCCAACTTGGACCATAACGGGTTGCTTACAACCGATGTCAAAAAGTCGTCAGCCATCTTGGTGGCCTCGACCAGGTCTGCGGTGTTGTTGTAAGCCTGTTCCGACCCCGCCTGCTGGGCCTGTAGGTCTTCAGCGCTTGGCTTCTTCTTGTCCTCAATCTCTACCTGCCTTGGTGCGAACACGGCCTTTGCTATGCCGCTTATGTTCTCAGACATTGACTTCCATGCACCCTTGGTCTTGTGGTCGTTTACCTGTTTCTGCAAATCGTCTAGGATAGGCTTGGTGTTGCCAAAGCCCTCAACGCTAACACGCTCCTTGGCCAACATGGTCAAGAAGTCCTTGTTGGTGCCAAGATTCCTTGCATCCTCTGGGGTCATCATCATGACCGTGCCGTCGGCATAGGTCAGAGTGAGCATGTCTGGAGACTTGCCCTGTAGGTACTCGGCGCCCGTGCGCTCGTAGTCCGACTGCTGTTGGCGATACATCTTGGACAGGATCGGGTCCTGGTCGTGCTTGTCTGCGTTCCTTCTCGCCTCGTCTGCGCGTGCCGTAAAGAATCCGTACACGTTGCGCTGTGCGTTGTTTAACTTAGCATCGTCAGCAGACTTCTTAATGGTCTCTGCATGCGTTATCTGCTCCTGCATCACCGCCGCTTCATCCTTGTCAACCTGCCCGCTGGCAAACATTGCAGACACGACAGAACGTGCGTACTTCTCATCTTTATCGAACACAAGTTTCTGTAGGTACTGCCTGCGCTGGTCCTCAAAGCCTCCCACCAACGTGGCCTTGTCTTGGAAAGCCTTGGCGTCGTCTACGGCCTGTCCCTGGCGAGACTTTGTCCTGGCACCTCCAACAAATCCTAACAGACCTATTGGGGCCACGCCTACAAGGGTCTCCTGGATGCGCTTTGCTGAGTACATCTCGCCAAAGTTTGCGGTAGGCGAAACCTCGTTTATGATGTTCTCCTCGAATATGTTCTGCGGTATCTCCTGTAAAAACGTCTCGACCCCTACCTCAATGCCTGCACCCACTGTGCCCCTGGTCACACGCCCTGCTATGTCCGCGCCTAAACCCCTTCCATAGCTGGGGATCATTCGGTATGCGCCCTTGGTGAGGGGAAGCCCGTCCAGTGCGTATGTTAAAAACAGTGCCTGTTGCGTGTCGATGCTGCGGTCTATGGCCTGCTGTGAGCGTCTAACGTCGCCAGTCTTGTCAAAAACCTCCTGCCCGTTCTGGCCAGCTATAGACATGGTGTCCGTTGCCCATCCACTCAACCATCCAGCCATGAGGGTTATAGCCTCTGGCGCGGCGGCTCCGCCTGTTGCATATGTGGCAAGGGCCGTTGTTAAAAGACCTGGCGTCATGTTACCCGCGAGGCTACCCCCGAGGTTCTGCATGTTGTAGTACAGGTCGTCAGTGTTAAAGCCAAGGTCGCTGACCTTTGGCGCGGCCATGCTCCACTCGTTCTGCATAGCCTCCCCGAACACCTTCGTGTTGTTGCTGCCAAAGAAGCTGCCCACGCTCTTTATGTACGAGCCTACGCCGTTCATGAACGAGCGACGGGCCATGTAAAGGGGAATGATTGACTCCTGGCTGGCGAGCTTTAGCTGCCTAAACAGTTCGTTGTTTTTCTCGGTAAACGCCTCGCCGTATGCCTCCGAGTATGCCGTGTTTATCTTCTCTAGGTCTGCCGCTGGTATTCCGCCGCTCAACTTCTGTAGTTCGGCATCCGTTGACTTGATTATGTTAGCCCTCTGTGTCTCAAACTTGGCGTTGTACCTGGAGTATATCTTGTTGGTCTCGGCTAGGATGTCCTCCTCTTTCGGCATCTGGTCCTGCATGGCCTTGCCTAGCGCGTCGAACTGGTCGTTGATCTTGCCGAACTCGCTCTGGTAGGTCATCTCGTCGATCTGGCCGTTCTGCATGGCGTCGTTCAGCTGCTGACCCTGCTGCTTTAGAGCCTCTATCTGTTCGCTGTATTGCTGAGATATCTCATCTGCCTGCTTCTTTGCCGCGCCAATTATGATGTCGGCCTCGTCGCTTGCCTGTGACTGGTAGTCGTTGTATATGCCGTCTATCTGTGAGACAAACTTGGCGTTGATCTCCTCCTGGAACTTGCCGCTCTGGTACTTCTTACGCAGCTCATATTCCTCTGGGTGGTTTTCCTTGAAGTTCTCCTCGACGTTGTACATGTCCGACTCGGACTTTATAGCCGCCGCCGCCTTTGCGTACAGGGCCTCTGCGGCCAAGCCGTCGGGGTCCATGCCGTAGTGCTGGACAATCTCCTTCACCTGCTTGTTGAGCTTGAAGGCGTCAACGGTAGGCTGGCTGATGGTATCATCCGCCTCGGTTAAAAAGTGTGCGTATGTCTTGCTGTTGAAGTTTTCCTCGACAAGTTTGTCCATTGGCAACGAACCCATTGCAGAGTTTTGCTCGTCGTTGACCGTGCGCAGCTGCTTTAGGATCCTGTTCTTTACCTCCTCGTGTGTTGCCTTGCGCTTGTTTGGGTTAGGCTCGTAGTACTCGCCTGGCCACGGGATGTCTGTGCCCACGTACTTCTGCCAAAGCTCTTTGCTTGCCGCTACCTTGTCGTAGTTAACCGTGATGTCGTCAATAGAGACGTCTCCGTTGGGAGCCACGCTGAGCATCACGTTGTCTGTCAGGCTCTTGGCGTCTAAATAGTCCTTTGAAGTGTCCTCGTAGCGAATAAGCCTTGACTTTACCTCGTCGTACTTGTCTGGGGCAAACATCTCCTCCTGCGGCTTCTGCACCATCTCGGCCAGTGAGAACTCACCAATGCCACGCTGCGGTCCTGTGGGCTTCTCTGCAACCTTGATCTTTGGTGCGCCACCCTTTGGCCTGTTTACCTGTCGGCCAGACAGTATGCCCTCGATCTCCTTTACGTTGTTGTCGAACCAGTCCTGGTTGCCCCTGTCCTCAGCGTAAAGGTTTTCCTCGTCGCTAAAGTAACTTAACGGGGAGTCACGCTGTGCGATAATATTGTTCTTGGTGTTGCCAACGGCAGCACGCATTCCCGATGACCACTTACGGACATTGTCGCCGCCGAGGGTATCGAGTTCGTCAAGTATCTGGTTGAGGTATGCCTGCTTGTCGGAGAAGTGCTTGGTGGTGTATCCCACGTCCCATCCGTCGTCAAGGGCCTGTTTTGCCTCGGTCTTTATGCTCTTGTGTACATCCTTTGCCTTGGCAAGCAGGGTCATCTGCTTTTCTATAGACGCCTGGTCAACCGCGCCACTCTCTGTAGAAGGCTGCGCAGGCTCTCCTGAACCTGGTGTAGTACCCCCTTTTTTTTTTACACCTAAAAGACCTTCAAATTCATTATAATCGGTAAAACCGAGATCCTTGTTTGACTCGTCAAAAAACAACTTGCGGTTGGCGTCATTTTCCATGAGGCCCTTAAACTCATTATAGTCGGCAAATCCCTGTGACTTGCCGTAGTTGTCGTATAAGAACTTTAACTGATTCTCGTTCATGCAATTATTTTTTTATCGTCAAAAGGAGTAGTCGTTCCACATGTCGGTCCTTACAAGCCAGTTCTTTGATAAATTATCTGGATCTAAATCTGGGCTTGCTGACTTTGTTGTCTTGTAAACCTCCTTTTTAGCGGCGTCAATCTTTTTAGCAAAGTTAGGATCTTTTAATTGATTTTGATCAAATTTTGCCCATGCATCCTTTAACTCTTTGCCTACGCCAGGTCTTGTATTTTCATCAGCATTTATCTGATTTATGTCTATGAGACCAGCAGCAAGCAAGATCAAGTCCCTTGTATTCCTGCCCGTATTAAAGCGGTAGTCAACAAGCCTAACCTTGGTCTGATCTGGTAACGAATCAAAGTCTGGTACCTGAGACCTTACTGGCTTGATGTACTCGTCTTCCATGCGCTGAGCATTCTTGCCTGTATAATTTTCATTAGCGTATTTACCAGTGGTTCCAAAACCACTTCCGCCAGGGGCACCATACTTCTGCTCGTGTTCCAATATCTTCAACGTCCAATCATCACTCCAGCCTTTATTAGTAGAACCCTTTTGTGAAGACGAGGCGGGCGCTTGTGCTGATGTGCCTCCTGTGTTAGTGCTAACTGAACCTGCTGTTGTGGTTGGAGCTGCTGTTGTGGTTGAACCTGCTGTTGTGGCTGGAGTCTGAGCAGTGCTAACTACTTTTTTTTTTTCGCCAGTGCTAACACCTGCGTTTGCCCTCATTCGTTCAGCCATTGTACCGCCTCCACTGGATGTTTTTGCTCCAGCGCTTGATCCAGCATTTGCTCCAGCATTTGCCGTGTTCTTGTTCTTGAACTCCATGAACATGTCTGGGTATCCCTCGACGTCAAACTGGTCCTTGTTGTTGCCGTAGTTTACGGTAAGCTCAACCTCAACTCCATCCTCCTTCTTTCCAGTACCCACCACCTCTACGTGGCCGTCTGGGCGTATCTTAAACCCGCCAGATGGTACGAAGTTAGATATGCGGTTGCCTTCGTCATCGTTAACATACACGGGCTTGGTGTTCTGTAGAAGTATCTTGTTGATGCCTAGGTTTTGATCGTACTTAGCCTCGGGATCCTTAGTGGCCACCTTTATTGTGGGCGGCTTTGTCTTGGTCCCGCTTCCAGTACTAGACTTGCGCGTGCCAGTTGAGCCTGTCTGTAAGTCCTCCTCGGCTGGCCATCGGCTCTGTCCCATCTTAGCTACACGCTCCGCAAACGCGGCCTCGTCCTCTCCTGGCAACTTTAACGCCTCGTACTTCTCTTTTGTTTCTGGATCGTTCATTATAAGATCCAGCACAACTGACTTGTGTTCCTCTGGGTTCCTAGACTTTACCTTCTTCTTTCCCGTGTCTGTTACGCCTGGCTTTGGTATGGTCTCGTCAACAAACTTAATCATTGAGTAGTTTATCTTGACGGGGCTTTCCTCGTTACGCATCTTTGCACGCTCCTCGGGGGTCAGCTTTGGGTCTGAATACCTTTTCATCCACTCCGTAGTATGGTCCTTGTTGTACTTGGCCTCCTTGTCTCCGTTCATCAGCTTGTAGATGTCGTTGGAGTAAGCCTCGTTATCCTTTGCAAGCGATGCAGCTCTAGCCACCTTGTTCTCAAGCTCCCTCATCTTACGGGTAACCTGCGGGTCCATGTCGTTAGGATCGATGCCCTTTGAGCGTAAATCTATAACATAGTCGTTGTAATCGTTCAGCGCCTTGTTTACGTGCTCGTAGTCGGCCTGCCACACGTCGGGCATCTCCGCCATATACGTGTTCCATGTGGCGTTCTGTTTCTTCTTCTCCTCCTCCTGCTTCTTTTGCTCGGCGATGATATCCTTCTGCATCGTGTACATCTGGTTGTAGAACGCAGACGTGTCGATCACCGTGGCCTCGCCAGGTGCGCCGCTCGCTACTCTTGCTTCGCTTGGTACTGCCATTTAATTAAAATTTGAAAAATTTACCGAGTTTAATGCGTTCATCATATCGAATAGCGAAGATGGCGTCTGTCCCCACATTCCTGATTGATATGGATTGCCACCTTGTGGAACCTGTTGTCCCGACTGAAGCGATTGTCCCCCCATAATATTACCATAGTTAGACGTGCCCTGGTTGCCCATTGACAATGGTAGCTGTTTAAATTGCCCCATCTGTGCGGCCATTTGATCTTGAAACATCTGAGCTATAGCCGCATCAGAGGAACCGTTTGGTGGTACTGCAACACCGCCTGGTAGGCTTCCCGTTATGGACCCCTGTTGGGACGGCATACCAGAGGGCATGTTGACCTGCATGTTTGGTGGAACGGTGTAAGACGGTGAAGGCTGTGATCCAAATCCATTATACGGGTTATTTCCCGTCATGGGGACCTGTGGCCCACCTGGTAGATTTCCTGTTACAGATCCAGGCGTGTAAAAAGATGTCGTTGGTTGGTTTACCGATATACTTGGCGGAACCATGTACGGCTGAGTTCCCGTGGCCCACACGCCTGCGCCTGGGGCGTTGGATGTAGGAACCTGGTTTCCGCCTGGTAGTTGCCCAGTAGTATTGCCGTAGTTTGATGGACTGGCGTTGGTGGTTGACAATGGTAGCTGTCTAAACTGGCCCATTTGAGCGGCTGTTTGATTTTGAAAACCTTGGTTTATAATCGCGTCGGCGGCCTCTTGGTTTCTGCTGTTTTGACCTATGCTGTTTACAAATTTCTGTCCCGCTGGTGAACCTAAGAATTGAACCATTGACTGACTAAGACCTTGCAAAGCACCTGCTTTGTTTTGTATGCCAGCACCAGTTAAACCTGCCGCTGCTGCTGCGTCGGCTTGAAATTTAGCTTGTTTGTCCCATTCCCACTTGTTCATCTCCTGCTGGCCCATGGTGCCATAGGCACTAGCCAAGGTGGCCTGTCTCTGGTTCCAGTCCGTAAGGGCCGTGTTACCAATAGACATGCTCTGGTCCATCTTCTTCTTTTCGAGTTCGGTCAAGCCGCCGAGTATCCCCGCGGCGCTGCCGCCCCTGCCTATCATATTACCGACGCCTTCTGCAACGTCGGTGTCGAGTCTGTTCTCTAAGTTCTTCTGGCCACTGAAGTATCGCGACTGGGCGTTGTTCTGCGCCATGCTGAGCTGCTTCTGGTAGCCCTGTGCAATGGGCATGTCTGGACGCACAAGGTTTTGCTTCAAAGCGTTCGCCTCCTTGGTCTGCTTTGCACCAAGCAACCCCTGGGATATGCCAGGACCCATCTGCACAAGCATGGATATCATCTGTGGAGTTAAACTACTTGTACCTGTTTCTGCTGCCATAGCTTGCAAATTTAAGATAAAACACCCTTAATTCCAACCGTAAAAAGTAACGACCCAGAGTCAACTGGTACGTACTCAACCGTGTGAGTCAAGGCGTTGGCCCTCACGTCCTCACCGTTTAACATTGCTATATCGCTGTAGTACCAGAATCCAGTCACGCCGTTGCTGCTGGGGGCTTGCCCATCTAGCGTCACAAGGCTCTCGTCGAGAATGTCGTCGTAGCTAACCGTCAACATCTTGCCCGTAAATATACTGCCGTCTACTTGAATTATCGTAATTAGCGCGTCAATGTTTGACGTCTGGTCCTTCGGGATAATCCATCCGTTTACTGGCTGCGTTGGCGGGTCATAACTAGAAGTCGTTGTGCTGCCGTTAGAATAAAAACGTGGATCGTACAGGTTCTTTCTGTAATAAACCTTTGAGTATCCCTCGTAGTTGTTCTGTATGGCGACAGGCATCGTCGTGCGCATACCGATAGGGTAGCTGCGGTTTGGTTCCGAATATGCCGTCACCGAGAACGGATAGTCCGAAACAAACGCAATGTCCTGGTAGCGCTTGAGCAATAGCGGCTGGTCATTAGACACGAAGGTTACCTTCTGTGTAAACGGCTGCCCGTGGAACTCAAACGAATTGTCCTGGTTGTGCAGATACAGCTGGCTGTTAGTGCCCCAGCCGACAAGTGTCTGGCCGAAGTTACAGAACAGCTTGAAGTTGTAGTCGTATGTAGACCTCCAGCGCATGTTGACGTAGTCAAACACCACGTGGTCGTACTCAAAGCCGCTGGTCGTGTAGTACGTGCCTGGCTTTTGGTAGTCTGCAACGTCTGGGGTAACGCCTGTAAGCGTTATCAATGTAAAGTCGTAGAACTCAAGATATGTAGCCACGCCTACGTTGCCCTGGTAAGAGTTTCCGCTCTCTGGGAACGTGATGACCATGTCGTATCCATACAGGTTGGTATGGTCTCCGAGTATAATGAAAGCCTCTGTTGGCTGAGACGGTGGATTGAATCCCCCAAATGCTGTGCCCGTGTACTGGGTGCCGAATCGGAACGCAAACCCTACCTCTCCCATCACCTCGTTCACGTATGTGCTCACAATGGCAGAGTCGTCTGCGTTGTACTTTGCAGCAAGCTCCTTGGTCTTCGCCCTGAACTTATAGTCCTTGCCCGTTTCTGGGTCTATCTCGCTCACCACGATCTGTCCGTTTGCGGAGGAATAGATGAACATACCAGCGTTGTTGTCGAAGTACATTGCCGTGCCAGATGGCAGGATGGCTGTAGCCCCAGCGTTGGTACACCCGTACAGGCTGCGGTAGTCGAACCATGACGAGAACGTCTTTCCAGATACACGGACGGTTGAGTCCGAGCCTACCTCGTTGGGGTAGTACTGGATGTATATCGAGTTTTCCTTCTTCTCCTGTATGCACTTAAGAGTCTTACCCTCGCGGCCTGAATTGTAAATCCTTACAATCTTGCCGTAAATAGGGTTCAGCTCCTGTATGTTGTCGTTGGACAACGAGAAGTTTGAAAGACCGTTTATCTCCGTGCCGAACACATATGCGGCGGAGTGTATGGCAACCGCCTGCCTGTCTACCATCTTGGCGTTGGGGTCCTCTAACCTAAAACGCCCAAGCTGATGTATGTCACTCAGCCAGTAGTCGGAGTAGTGTGGGTCCTCTATCCAGTAGTAATACACGGCACTTTCGCTAATAAGACCAGTGCCATAGTTTCGCTGTTTTATATAAACGTCACCGTACTGTAAGTTTAACTGAGCTGGCTGTACCTGTGAACCGCCAGTATACTCCTGCACCTGGTTTTGCGTAAGTAGTATCCTAAGACTATCAGAACCACCAGTTGATGGAAGGCTAGTGCTAAGAAGCGTTATGTTTTGGTCTGGGGAATAGTTTGCGTTGATTATGTTTACCGTGCCCTGCGAAACAATTGTGTTATACACGTTAAGTTGTTGGTAGTCCCATGTGGTACCCGCAAGTTCGGATGTATCCCCCCATGTGTATTTGTACCAACTCTCTGCCTCTGCATTGTATGCATAATGTATTGTATACGAGTCGTATACTATCCCGTGTGACCTGTCCTCTGTGTGGGCGTTGTCGATCGGAAGTGCTGGAGTAATGTCCTTCCACTCTGAGACAAACAAGCCATTGTTGTCGTCCGTAGCTGGGCGTGGGGTGTATATCTCTATGAGCTGACCGAACAGATTGCCATTGCTCATGTTAAAGTCATCCTCTATCGAACCTTCATTAAACAAGGTTACATATATCTCCTGCCTGTTTGGCCTTGCAGTATCCGCTGTTCCGCCTACTGGGTTGTACTCTAAAACTTCAAGCTCCAAATACGGTATGTACTCAAATGTAGTGGCATCTGTCTGCACGCCTTCTGGGCGCTGTCTGATAAATCGTACACGGTCGCCTACCTGTATCTGGTGGTTTATTGAAGCGCCCTTGTTCTGACTCGTGTAGTAGTTATCAATCTGCATCCTGTAACGATTATTGGACGCGCTCTCCAATGTAATCGCTGAGTTGTAATTGTTTCCGTTTGCGTCAGCGGCCGACGTTACAGTGTACTGGCCAAAGCTCAATATCTCTGTAGCAGGCTTTGCGACAATCCAGTACTTGTCCGCCCATACGGGAGGCTGGTGATTTATTGTAAGCCTAGCGCCTACAGTAAAAGGATTTTGTGGGTTGGATAGCCCAGTCCTGTTTATGTCGTAAAACCATGGGACAAATACGCTCATAGTATTCTGCGTAAGAACCGTGCCGTCTCTATAGGCCCTATCCCCGTATACTATACCAAACTGGTGCGTGGCGCCTACCTTTAGTGAAGGCGTAGGAAGCGTCTGCCTTGTGGTCCTAACACGAGGATCGGCTATGCCGTCTATGTTAGCCCCAGCCGTAAATGAATACGTAACAGAAGCCCCTGTAGGGGCGGCTACACCATATGCATAGCCAAGCTGATCCATGAAGTTGTCACAAATTGCTTGCATGATGTATATGTTCCAATCCATTGGGTTAGGACCAGATGCCAATGCGCTGTTTATAACCGACTGACTCAATTGGTAAGTCATCTGACCAAGGGGAACGCTGGTAGGTGCTGGACCCCAAAAAACTGTACCCGCAGAAAACGGGAACGTAGTAATTGCATTAAAATCGGTAGCGTCGGTCTTTATAAACGACGAACCAAATGCATACGTTATATCAAAGTCTATAGCGCCAAAAGGATTCCATTTAATCTCGCTAAGCGTGTAGTCCATGCCCACATCCAATTCGATCTTGTCGTATGACTCACGAAAGTTGGCGTATACCAACTGGTTTGTAGGTAGATATTCCTGGCAGTCCGAAGTGATGGGCAGCCTGTCGTAGTTCTTGAGCGCGTCTATTGCGCCCTTGGTTGCCACGTTGCCGTAAAACTTTACCGTCCAGTAAAAATTATCTGGCATGCCGTCCACTGTCTTGTCAAGCTCCAAAAACACACCAAACGGGGTTATTGCCCCGCCCGTGGTCTGGTCGAACTCCTGCACCGCTAGATTGAACTTCCTTACAACCTTTGGCCCCGTGTTAAAAGAAACTGTGACGCAGTTGTCGTTGTTGAGGCCGATAAAGTTCGTGCCCGTTACAAGTTCAGACTGGGTAGGGAGTGCCAGGTTTGAGTACATAGACCACACGCCTATTTCTCCATTCTCGTAGATCGGTTGAACGATAAACTTGAACAGCTTCTTGCGGAGCTTGTTGTCGTTGCGCGTGATGTCCGTAGTAAACTCAGAAATTGGCGGCTCTAATGGCCACTTGATGGCGTCGATCGCCTGTAGGTCTATTGACGTGTAGTATACGTCCAGGGCCTTCTGTAGGTTGATCTGGAACGGAGGGTTGAAAAGTCTCACGCCATCGGCGTCGTACATCTCTGGGTCCCAGCGGCCGTCGGTCCACTTCAACAGGTCGTCAACCACGTTGGCGTGGTATACTGGCCAGTCTGGGCTGAAGTTAAACTGCTCGGTGGATATAACCGTCTCGTGTGTCTTGCTGTCGATGTAGTACACGCATATCGAGTCCGCGCCTACTGGGCGGTAAACGAAATAAACGATTGCACGCTTTTTAAGCCATATTGTGGCGCCCACCACCTGGTCCTGAAACTCGATGGATGGGTTGTTAATTTCTATGGTACCAAGTGAGGTCTCTACGGCAAAGCCGTTACCAGAATTGTATCCAAGGCGACAATAAGAAAAGTCGCGGTAGTCACCCTTGGGAAATCCCTGTGGGGTGTCGTCGGTGTTTATACCGCCAGTAAAACTTATGGTCTCGTTAAATTCCATTATCCTAGATTAAATTCTGACGCCTGTGCAAGCGCGTCGATCATCTCACTGAGGCGTGGCGCCTTAACCAGCAGGTTGGCGCTCCATTGGGCCGCCTCGTACTGCATCTGAAGTTCTTTGTATTTGCTCATGTCCCCCTGGCTTCCCCTGTGGAAACAATACTCGCTCATCAGGTACAGACGGAATGGCTCCGCGTATGCGACATCAATCATGGTGTTCTCGTTGACCTCTGATCCGTTTGAGAAGTACTCAATGATCAGCTTTCCGTCTGGGATGTTGTGGTCAAAGATGATGTTGTTGCCATCGATGCGGTAGTAGTTCTCGTTACGGCCACCGCCCATGGTGTAGTTCGGGTAGTTGTAGAAGTACCCAAAGTATCCCGTTGGAAAGAATCCGTCGGCTATAACCGAGTCATCCTTGTCGCTCTCGCACTGGAAGAACTCCTCTGGGTAAGTAAGCGAGTTGTCTGGCGTAAGCGTCCATATACGACGGCCAGACCTTAGTCCCACCTTTGAAATGCGGATGCAGTCCGACGGCATGGTGAACACACGGGCACCAGTGTCGATGCTTGCGTTCACGGTCTTGAGGGACACGTTGCCGTCGAGCGGACTCTTCTCGCTCAAGTAGTCGATGGCTACCTGCGTCATCCACGTAAGCTCACGACCTGTAGGGTTTTTGCCCAGGCGGTATAGAGCCGATGTGGCAATGTATTTTATGTTCTTAATTGTCATCCTTGAGTCCTTTGAGATTGAGCGTCAACACCGTCGTTATTCAAATCGTCTTGGAACCCTTGCGTAGAAAGCAGCTGCATGCACGTCTGGAACAGCATGGTTTCACCCTTGCCTGTCTCATCGCTTGGCACAATCAACACGTCGTCGTCTCCCATCTGGTACACGTTAGGAACCATGGTAACCGTTACGTCGCCCGTAGGCTTCTTGTTGAAACGCAGCTTGTCTTTGAACAATATAGCGGCAGAGTTGTTTCCCCCACGCAGCACATTGAGCGCGTTTGATTCCGCCTTGGTCTGAATCGAGTAGGAATTAAATCCCGACGACTCGTCCTCTACACTAAAAATGGCAAGAGTCCCCGCGATTGGCTGTGGACTCAGTGTTACATAGTAACCGTTTGCATCTGATGCTGGTGTGAAGACATAGGGGACCGACATGTCGCTGGCCTCATATGGGTCTCGGCTCACAATGTCGGCAAGTGCCAAATTGAGTATGCGCGAGATAATCGACCGAGGATACAGGCGGCGCAAGTCCTCTGGGACGTCGCCACCAGTCAGCCTGTGCTGTATTAGTTCTATGGCCTGGCGTTTCGTAATCATACTTTACTTGGCATTTGAGTTTGAATGTCCCACTGATCTTGGTTTCCAATTCCAACGTAGGTCTTGAGCATATCAATCAAATGGTCAACACAGCTTTCTGGGTACTCAAATTCAACACTTAAACTCGGCTGTCCGAAGTTCGGGCCAGGCGTGGTGTGAACCGATCCTGGTGGTAAATATACGGGAATCCCGTTAACAATGTCGTAGTCAAAGTAAGGAACTTCTGGAGTTCTTATGTATGTAAACGTGATTCTTGGCAGGTAGGGATAGATGAAATACTTGTCGTTACGGGTAACGATGATTGGGTCATTCTCCTGCGGATTGTCCACGGGGCTTGTAATCGAGTTACGCATCTTGGCGTCGAACTCGTGCTGACTTACAAACTCTACACTCCTGTAATTAGTCTCGTAACCGCAGTCCACGTTCAAAATCTCAAGGTAACTTGAACTTGCCTGGTACCACATATCCAATGGAATCGTGGCATAACCGCCGCGTTCTGGCCGTCCCTGCAACACAGGTGTGAACGACATTGCTGGGTATTGTGGTGAACCTAAAGTCTTAATGAACGTCTGCAAGTCACTTGTAACCTCTCGGTCCTTTTCAAACACGTCAACCAAACGGTTCAGATACCTCTGATTAACCGTGTTGATTGCCTTATTGAAGGTATCGGGCGTGATGTAACCACCCCTTAGGTCTTTACCAGCCCTAAAGAGTAAGTCATCATATATTTGACCGAGGTTAGTAGTCATTATGGGTAGATCTCGATTTTAACAATAGCCCCGTTAATTAATCCGTTAGTGAATCCGCCAAGGCCAAAAGCATTTGATGATGTTACAGTAAATTCAGTTGTACTTGCAATACCCGCCATCATTATATATGCACCAGAAGAGCTAGGTGTGACGTAAACCGCTGTCTTATCAGTAGTCAAAACAGCTGAAGATGCTGTAGCCCTATAAATTCCAGAGACTATAATACTCCATGTGAACGTAGCCCCAGTTGTATTAGCAATAACGGTTGCGGTTGGTACTGATGATCCAGTTTGAGTTATCCTAGCAATATAAACTAATGGACCAGAAGACAATGGGGTCTCTATTATTGCTCCAAATGAATCTACAGACAAACTGTAGGTTGGTGTACGCATTGTTATTGCGGGAGTGAAATCCCCATCACCATAATTAGGGGCAATTACAAGTCCATCCCCCGCTAGGGTCAATGCGGTTGCCAATGTTCCGTTTGACGTTTTAAAGTCTATCTTTGACTCTAAGCCTCCCGCATTTACCCATTTTGTTACTATTGAGCTTGCGGTGTACTCACCTGCTGAATTAGCGCTAAGTCTTGTATCAATAGTTCCGCCGTAGCCATTACCTCCACCGCTTGTCTTTTCTCCAGTAATTTGTAACAGAGTGTATTCGGTGTTAGACCCAGCACCCGTAACGCGTCTTGACTCAAATGGGATTGAATTAGAAGCAACCTTTAAGGGAAGAAAGCCTGTGGTTGATGTAACCGATAATGAGTGGCCGTTTGCATCTATCACAGTGTCCCCCGTCAATTGTCCGCCAAGTTCAACATTGTTGGCGGTTTCTGTCAAACCGTTAGATGCGCTTACTATAGCGTCGGCTTGTAGCGCAGATACGTCACCTTGAAGGGCGATAATATCAGAGTCGTAGTCAATGTTTTTCAACTGCTGTAAGGCAAGCTGAGTGGCCGCCTGTGTGAGCTGACCCTGTACATTGTTTGCCGTAAGTGGTGCAAGTGGATCGGCTGAAACGTCTGCCGCCGTGGTCACGACCTGGTAGTCGAAGAACTTAACCCAAACAGCTGACCCTGCTGTGTTGTCTGTACACAGGTAGAGGATGTTTGTGTTGGTGTCCTCCCAAATGGCTCCATTCTCCACGCCCTGAGTGCTGTCCTCGTTTTCGGCTGGTATGCCGTCAAACAAACGGAACTGAATGGCGTTGATGAGCGTATCGATTGTAGATGCAGCATTGTTGTCCACCCACTGGAAGGTGTCTGGGTCGCAGCATCCGCAATCACAACCCGAAGCATCAAGTTGGGCCTCGATAAGCGCAAGTGTGCTGCGATACTTTTCAATGTCACCGCAAGAGCGATAGTTTTGAGCTTGTGTGTAGTAAAGCAACACGTTGTCTACAAACACCTGGTACTTAGAGATACGGTTACGCTGAAGTTCTGCGGCGTGGGCATTGCGAAGGCTTTCCATGCAGGGGATTAGTCCGCAAAGAGATCCAACACAGCTAACCACGAACTCTTGAGTCCCTGAAGACGTGTACTGAAGGATCAAGCCATCGGTCTGGGTCTTCTGAATAACCTGGCTCAACGACACGCCAAATGTTCCAGTAGCAAGCACGTTGTTGCTGTATGGAAGCGTGTTCGTTACAATCTGAGAGTTGAACGTAGGGGTTAAGCTGGTCCAGGCTGGGTAGTTAATTGTAGCGTTTAGGCTTGCAATTGTTTGGCCGTTCAATACCGTTGAGTTGGCTACCGCAAATGTTCCGTTTGTGCCGACCTCGCAGTCGTATGTAAACGTGATGTCCGTGGTCGCCTGTACACATCCAGAATAAGAATATACAGCGTCAAGCTGTACGTTGGTGATGTCAAAGTTTACATTGATGTCTACGTCGTTGTCCAAACCTGTCGTGACAATCGTCATGATGTCTCCAGCAAGGTTTAGTGATGCAGAAACAACGGTTGCGTTTGTGCTGCTAGGCAACATAAGCAACTGGTTTCCTGCCTCAAAGAAGTTTACGTATCCAAGACCAGTAGTTGACTGTATGTCGTTAGGGAAGTTGATGCCCACGTCAAGTATCGCCCCAGCTAAACGAAGAGAATAAGTGAACGTATAAACCCCATTTGCCGCGTTTCCGTTGGTGTCAAGGGTCAACGGAAAGGTGTAAACTGGGGTCTGCCCTGGATTGAGCGTACCCCAGTTTTCTAAATCTATCAAAGGATCTTCGTCCGTGTTCTTGTCCACGATGATGTCCCCGTTAAAAGTGATTATACCCTTCCCCTTTGCCTGGTTTGTCAAAAGGTCTATTCCCAACCCCCCAGGTCCTGAGTAATTGGTTGAGTCTGTTACGATACCTCTCGGCTCTAACGCGCCCGTTGTAGGGTTTGTGTACGTTAGGTCAAACGTAAGGGTTACGGTACTGATCATCTTTTATAGTTTTCTTAATTTACCTAATAATTCTTCATTCACTTTGAGGTGGTCAATCAAGGCAAACGCAGCCTCGCTGCCAGCTGCGGACTCAAAAAATGGCGTCTTTAGCCATTTGGTTCCGTCACCTCTACGGTCGCGAATATACCACAAACCGTCCTCATTTTTGATAAAATTTTCACCCAAAAGTCTGTTTACCAGCTCGTGTACTGACTCTTCATCTGAAGACTTTGTCTGCTTTGGGGTTGCCGATTCAATAATTTCAAACGCGTTCTTCTTAAATGTTTCAGTTCCATTCTTGATTGCGTCATGAAGCATTACACGAGTCTCATCATCGGTGTGCAGTGGCGTCAATCCAAGGCCGTCTACAACCTTCAAGACAACCGCATAATCCAATGTGAAGTAAATAAGGTCCTCAAGCTGACGAGCCGACTTAGCGGTTTCAATCTTGCTTCTAGCCTCAACGTGCTTCATTTCAAATTCGTACATCTGATCCATTGACTTATAAATGGACTTATTTCCATTTACAATTGGACACATATATTGAATGTAGAATAATAAATCCTTTTGATGTGGTTGAATTTTAAATCCATCACCAATCTCAATTCGAGAATTTTGATAGTTTACGCTTCCGTTTATTTGAGTTGGGGACACACTGGTATAAATCAATGTGTATTCTGACTCAGTTTCTTTATCGTAAAAGTTAGCCTTTGTCTTTATAGACGAAGCTCCTGGCGCTTGAACAAACAGTCTAGGATCTGCGTCAGGATTATTACTAGGAACCTTGTGGGTTTTTAGTTTATACTGGTCTCTAACTCTTAAAACAACAGCACGTTTGTTGTTGAAAAATTCAGGAAAATCATTTCTTAACTCTTGTTCTGCCCATTTAGGAATTTCTACAGGCTTGTTGTCGCTTAAATCGAATATCATTTTGTTTTATTTTATATAAAACAGGGAGAGGTTGCCCCCTCCCCGTTTTGAGTTTACATTAAAATTATGCAGTGAACAAGCCGTACTTGTTTGCGTTAACAAACTTGTAACCGACTTCAGATACAATGTGAACGCCAAGTTCCCAGTTCTCTGTCTTGTTAGCAGCCGCACGGCCACCAGTTTGCCACATGTTCATGAACGCACCTGGCTTGTGGCACATACGGATGTATTTACCCATGTTACCAATACCGTCGTCAACACCTCCGTTAGTACTAAGAGGGATGAAGAATGCAAGGTTTTTCCAAGTATTTTGTGTGTTAGTAGAACCAACACCAAACATGGTTGGGTTGTCAAAGATACCCATACGAACAAATCCGAAGTTCTTGTTGTTGAACACCAAATTGTTGAATGAGAAAGTCTTGCTCATCAAGTCAGCGTAAGCGCCCTCGCCCCAGAAGGTTTTCTCCATCTGAACCTTATTAATAGCGATGTTAAGGTTTAACGGGTTTTGAGCTGTTGTTACACCTGTTCCTGTGAACAAACCTTGTTCCATCAACGCCTGCATGTAACCGCTTGCCCACACCATGTAGTTCTTTACAGAACCGTCCTGTGAAGTCAAGGCAGCTTCCATTGCGTAGAAGTCAGTTGGATCAACTCCAGCTACAGAAGCGGCAACTGAAACAATAGTGCTAATACCACCTCCATTTGAACCAGAGCCATTGTTTTGAATTGCATTAAGCAATCCCTGTGTGGTTTGGAATGATGAAGTTGATGGCAATTGATAGTTAGTGCTTCCTGTTGGAACACCCGCAAAGAAGGTGTTTACCAATGCAACTTGATGCTCACGCTGCAAGTAGATGATGTCGCGTGAGTTAGAGTATGGAGTTTGAACCCCGTTCTCCAACTGTGAGTACCAAAGTTGGTTGTAAAGCGCCTCAGAGCTAGACTTGGTGTCGTTACGGAAAGTTTGCAAGTAAGAGGTGTGAACCGTGTCAAATGTAAACTTAGAGTCAAAAGCACCGCTGTTTTCTTTAGCTGAATTACCTACATAGTAGTAGTAGCTATCAGCACCTGGATCAGTTGATGTGCTTAGCAAAGGCAAAAGCGTAACGGATGGGGTTGCTGGAGTAGTAGCCGTAACTTGAAAAAGTGCGCCAGTTTTAGCGCTCTTCCAAATATCACCTACAGTTGGGAACATATACGGAGTTCCACCAACGGTAGTTACGCTCGCAGCAGTAACGGTTACTACAAATCCAGCTGCTGCTGAACCTGTTGCCGCGCCTACCTGTTGGATAGGGGCCTCCATACGAGTCATCTCAAACCAACGAACCTTAGGGTTCTTTGCAATTTCGCGGTTACCTACCGCGTTCATGATCTGGTTCATAGCGTCCCAGTATTCGTCACCGAATGGGAGGTATGCTACCGCGTCAAAATCTTCCATCAAGGCGTCCCAGTTGTTCTGGATCCCGCCATAGGTCATCGAACCCGTACTAATAGGAGGGGCGATGGCTGGGCTTTGTGAAAATGCCATTTTATTAAATTTTTTTAACTGTTAATTATGATTTTATCGTCTGTGAAGGCAACGGAATACCACGCTCCATCAAATCTCTTTGAGCTGGCGTAAGATTCTTGTTGTCCACAGACGTTTTGCCTACACGATTCGGCGTTTTAGGCTGACCGTTGTAGACCTCGCGCACTACCCTTTTTTCGGCTTGGGCAGAAAGTGATTTAGCAATTTGAACCCCGATGTCCCCAGACTGAACCTTATGAATGAGGACTTGGTTCGCCAACCAATCACGTACCGCTTGCTTGCCTTCCTTTGTGGTAGCATCAAAGGCTTGACCTAAATAACCAGCATACTGCGACTTCAAAATCGATTCGACCTCTTCGTTTGAAACTTGTAACGAAACTTCCGTATCGCCGAATTTGTAGGGAACCTCCTTTAGCTGTTTGGCGTAGGACTCTGCCTCGCCAAATGCTATAGTCTGTCTTTCCGCAATATATCTTTGATTCTGGCTCTTTAGCTCTTTAGCAAAGGTAAAAGGATTTTTAACATCCTCAACCTCTTTTTTAGTTTTATTTATCAGATCAATCGCGTCGATTGCGTCTGACTTCATGAGTGCGGTGGCATAGTATTCACCGTCTCCAATATTGTACTTTTCACGAATTGCTTCCTCAATAGTGTCCTGGCCAAGCTGCTTGAACTTGTTGGGGTTCTTTACAGCCTCAGCAATTACAAGGGCCTTCAACGGGTCCTGCATCATGTTTGACTCGTCCATAGAGACGATTTGGTTTGCAATAGACGAGCTGATACCCTTCTTGTTAAACGCAACAATTGTCTTGATATCGTCATTCCCCGCAAATGGATCGTCGGCCTCTTGCAACAGGGCTAACCCCTCTTGGACTTCGCGTTCCTTCTCCGCAAGAGATGCGGCCAAGCCCTTGTATGACTTCAGCTCCTCAAACTCGTTTTTAAACGTGTCCTCGTTGTCGTAGCCATACGCAGCAAACCACGGCATATCTGCTGGGTCAATCTGCGTTTCTGCTTGTCCTTCTACTTGTTCGTTAACTTGATCGTTTACAAGTTCGTCTTGGTTTTCAAATTCGTTGTTTTCCATAATGTTTATACTCTACCTGTTATTTCGTTTCCGTATTGAGCCTCGAGTGTTGCCTCTAGCTGTATCTCGTCTAGTGTTTGTTTTCCTTTTAATAGCTGCACCTGGTATGCGGCATCTGCCTTCATCTTCTGGAGTTCCTGTTCCTTCATGAGGTCCATGTTGGCCATCTCTCTGTGTTTGGCAATCTCCATCTGGGCCTTCTGCATCATTGTCTGACGCTTAGCCTCCTCGGTCATCATAGCGGACTGCTGCTGGCCCTGGATGGTCTGCTGCATCATCTGCTGTGCATACTGCTCCTCACGCTGGCGTGCCTCTGTCTCCTCTGTTGCCATGTACCAAAGCGCCTCGTCTACGTCGCCGTTCTTCAAGAGTTGGGCTACACGTTCTACGCTCGACGGGCGGAGGAGGACGGAGCCATCTTTTGTGGGGATCTGCGACATGCCGATCGCCCTTTGAAGGATCGCGCTCTTTTCCTTTTCGTTTGGAAGAACCTTGCAACTAATAGCAAGATGGTCCAAAGACAGGCCCTCAATATCATCAAGAGCTTCAATAAGATTCTCTCCAATGATTGACTTATAGAAATCACGAATTTCGGTGTCATATTCAATGTCTATACGGGCCTGGTGAATCATTCGCTCACCCAGCTTCTGTTTGAATTGACGCTCTGACTCGCGAAGCGGCCAGTTGGCGTGGTTACCCGCGACATAGTCTCCCTCCATTACACCAACCAATCTTTCGGCTGACTGATCAGGACTTGCAGCCATCGCGTCTGGTATACCCATGATGTCCTTGATCATCATCTGTAGGTTGGCAATCTGGGACATCCATTCCTGTCCCTGTGGACCTAAACCGTTGTCCATCTCGGTCAATGGCTGTGAAACATACTTGCCCGTTGCTGCGTTAAACTTGGTGGCAACGATCTGAATACCGTTCTGACGGTGGACGTGCATGAGGTCGAACAGGTCGTACTCTACACCCCCAATCTTGATGTTAGCAGCCTCGCCGACATCAATTCTATATCCCTTTGGAGCGGCAGCCCATACAGCCGCACGTAATTTCAACACCGCAAACATCAAATCATCAAGCAACCCCTTCACGCTACGTGTGGGTGACTGACCGTTAATACGATGAATTACATACGAACTCATCGGAGACAAGCCCTTCTGCATCTGGTTTGGCTTCTTCTTCCATTCGTAGATGCGATCTTGTCCAGTTCCAGAGATGATGTATGAACCCTCGTACCAATAGTTACAAGAAATCTCGTCGTAGGTATCGCTTGAGTTTTTTTTCTTCTCGTCTACTGGCTTATTGTTTCTGAGGTATGTGCCATACCCCTGCTTGTTTGTGCGCTCTACATACTGCTTATAGTCTGTAGATAAATACTCAAACTTCAACACATATATTTTAAAGTCCATCCAAACCCAACGGTTTGTCGTGGAGTCCTTACGCTCAAATGCCCACTGCGGGATTGTGGATACGTTGGTCTGATACGGAACGTAAGACTTGGCCATTGCCTGGATCTGAGCCTCGTTAAAGCCAGCGTCAATCAACTTGGTGTACATCGACTGAACTGTTTCAGCCTCAATGTGTCCAATAGCAACAGGTTCGTCCTGGTTGTCCTCGTTCCAGAGCATAACCATACGGGCAGGGTCAATGTAATTGAATTTAACCTGACCTGTAATTGGGTCATTGTAAACCTTTGCCGCACGGAAGTGGAAGTCGATTGCGTCACGGTTAAACTCCATGCGCTGACCAGCCCAGTTAGAAGAACGGAATCCAGCCTCGGCTAGTTTCTCTAACGCCACTTCGTATCGTGTCTTGAAGAATCCAAGCCTGTCCGCCATCTCAAGCATTGTCTCGTCCTTGGGAACAAATGGCAATTTAAACTCTGGCAACCCTAGCTTTTTAGCCAATGGATTGGTAAAGTTTGCCTTGGCGTATAAGTCGTGTTTCTTGCGCTTCTTTTTTGTGATAATGTTTTTATCTAAGGAAACGCAATCTAACTTGTAGTCATTGTCTGAAAGTACTGAAAGCAATACGTTTGTCAACTTACGCATTGGAGAGAATATGTCGTAGCTAACATTAGCCATAGCCTTTCTTTGGGCCTTAGACATACCACTCGTGCTTGTAGATGCCTGTCCCTGGGAAATAGCCTTATTGCCGATTGGAGACCCGTTTGTAAACCAGTTTCTATACTTCTCTTGTGACTGGTTACCAGCACCGTAGTTTCTAGTCTCTTGCATCTCAGGAAGTTGCGTGTACGTAAAGTATGTACCTCCCGCGCAAAAACGAGTATATAAGGCACGCGCACATCGCAGGCCGTACTCTGGCTTTAATTTATCTACCTCTGGAATGTTGTCGTTGGGGAACAACATGCTACCAACCAACTGTGGTAATATCATATCTTACAAATTTAGTTGACCACGACAAATGTAGTAAATTTTTTATTAAATAGTTGAAAACAATCAATCTACATCAAACATTGCAAAACTTCCCTTTATCTCAATTGGCTGATATATTTCCTTGTAAAGGTCTGGCATCCTGCTTTTTATAGCCCTCATACACCAGCCTGTTGCTGCACACAAGTCATGGTTTGTGAGGTCGTCTATTCCCCTCATCTGACTCCATTCCTCAATTATCTCCCACATCTTAACGTACTTAACATTGTTGTTGAAGTAGGTCATGATGTCCCCAGCCATTTCATTTTTCTCTGCCTCACCTGCCCAAACACCCGCCCTAGCATCCTGCTTGCCGTCCGATCCTAAGTCCTTCAATAGGTAGCCATCGAATCCGTTGTCCCTAAAGTATTCGACCAAAGCCTCTCCATCGGGCCACTCTGGGTATACATATGCACCAAGGAATACAGCAGCCTTTAACCACTCCTCGTGATACTCGGACTTATCCTCTGTCTGTCTGTTGTAAATAAGAATCCAGTCGTTACTCACCCACTCATTGCGCGGCTTGGTGTCTGGATCGGCCTGACTGTCTCTTTTATAAAACACAGCCGCTGCCGCGTTTGACTTCTTCTTACCCACGGTGTTTCGTCTGTGAAACTTTACTGGGTCACAGCAAAGAAAAAACTTGTTCATCACCGAAGGATCGGGTGCGTATATCGGACCACGTTCCTTGGGGGGTATGTACCCCTCGTCTGGGGTAACTACAGTCTTTCTGTTCCTATGCTCCTGAGGGGGTAGGTAACTCATTGTCCAACTACCCTTGGGGTCGTTTTCTACAAACACATCCCCTCCAAACTTGTCGCCTACCCACTTGAAGTTAACCTTTGTAGTGATTGGGGTGCGAGAAAACTTGAGTTCAGATATGCGGTCACGCATCTTCTCGATAGGCATACCCATATCCTTGGGAATTACAGCGAATGCCTGTTTCCAAGTCATTGGAAAGTTCTGCTGCAACTTAATAAGTTTCTGCCACTCTCGTTTACGCTCAAAGTAATCAGCTTGGTTTAGCAAGTATGACTTGGCGCCTTTGGTGATCCACTTGCCCTCGTTGGACATGATTGGTTCCTTGGGGTCATCGATAATGCTTGCCCCATACTCGTCGATGTATCCCTCCACGGCGTAGTATCCAGGCAGGAAGAAGTTGATAAGTCCCGATGGCGTTGTTCCGTTCTCGTTGCGGTCAGAGAAGTGCGAGTCGTTGGCAATGTCAAAGAACTGCGCACCACCACCCGTGTCCATGTCACCCACTGTAGAAGGCATGATGCAAAAGCCTCGAATATTCTCCCCGCGCTCGATAGCGGGCTTCATCGTGTTGTACCACCACGTCGGGATGTTTTGGTCCGCCGCCTTCGCATCCGTCTTCTTCGCTGGCTCATCACGGTAGACAAAAGCGATCTCCGCCTCCCCGTCCGCAGCCTTCTCCGCCGACGATAGTGGTGTAATGAAGCACTCCATCTGTTCGGGAATGATTCCTGCCCTTGCGGCTGACGCGATTGATCCTTCATATTGGAAACGTAAACCCTCCTTGGCCTCAATCCTTCCACGATAGTATGGGCGGAAGAAGAATAGAAGTTTACTTACTGGAGTTTGTATCTGCTTGATAAATATCTTGTTAACCGCTTGGTCTTCGTTCATCGCCTGGATGATAAAGGTCTGGTCAGGCATATTAAGTGTCCCCCATGTGCAGAAGCAACAAGCAATTGCGGTCTTGGCAATGCGTCGTCCAGACACAAAGTTGATTCCGTGTACGGTGCGCTTACCCTTGCTAACGCTTATGTTTACGTTTGGCTCCATAAAATACTCCACACCCATCTCGTTCATTTCTTCCACCACATTTTTTACATCCTGGTTGGAATACTTTGTTTTGACAACGCCATCCTCTCTGTAAATTATCTTATGCTTGTAGAAGGCGTCCTCTGTGGTGTAGGCGTACATGAACAGGTGAAACATCTTGCGCTGATAGTCGCGGTAGTCTGGACGGTTGTTGTTCTTACCAAAGTTTTTTACTGTCCAAAAGTTTAAAAAGAAGTAGTTAGCCCCGTTTAGATATACGGGTTTCCCTTTAATGAAACACCAGTAACCAACGTATCTGCGCTTAATTTGGAGTTTGATCCATTCAATCTCCATTGCGTAATACTTCTGATTGGATTCTATCTCTTCATAGATGTCCTCAAGCCTAACGTCGCCCATCTCCTTGTACTTGGACTTGTTAGCTATGTGTTTTTTATTAAACACAACCTCGTAGATGAGCTTTATTTTTTCAGGAACTTCCTGGTATGGGAACCTTTGTTCCTTTGGATCAATACCATACCCTTCAACGTAAGTGAGCGCCTCTTCCCTTGTAACCTCACGCTTCAAATGGCGTGAGTACCACTCCTCAAGACGGGGTAGTGGGATACGGATTGTATCCAACTCATCGTCATCCTCATGGAATGAAACGTACTTATCTTCCTCTTCGTATTCGTAACTCATGGTATAATCTCAGGGAATATCTCTTTCTTCTCACGCCATATGCGCGAATAGTGTTCTGGCTGTATGCCTAAATTTTCTGAACGCACGGAGAACGTGATTGCCTTCTGCAAGGTAATGCTTGCCTCGTCGTTCATGATGCGTGTACGGGCATCTACTAGCGTCTGCCTCCAACTCTCAAGACCTGCCTGGAAGTTCTTGTCGTCGTTAGACCTATCTACGGGCTGTGTCAACAGCGCTCTCTGCAATGCTGCAATACGGATATCAGCCGTACACATGATTGAATAGTCCTCCGAGCATTGTAGGCGGGTGAAGACGATGTATCGCTCCACCGCCCAGTCCACATTCATCATGCAGAGCTGGGCGTAGCCGTTGTCAGGATCCGTGTCATCAACCTGGATATTCAGCTTGTTTAGCGTGTACCTTTTTCGTTGGTTGATGTCTGGATACGCATCCTTTACAGGCGTTCCTGGAGCAAACATATATATGAGATAGCGTACAACCTTGTCCGCGCTAACCCCTTCAGGAAGGTCGTCAGACCTGTCGAGAATATGGGCTTGACTGGCCAGGTCCGAGAAACGGTATATCACCGACTCGTCATCCTGGATGCCTTCAATGTTGTACGATATTTTTGTAAAGTCTAGTTTTATCATTTGATGTGCGCCATTATAACTCGCGGCTGAAAGCGAACATAGTCTGTTGTTTTAGCAAGCGTTGGATCAAGTTTTGTTGCATATATATTTCTAACACAAACCACGTCTCCAACCTTCACCTCAGTATTACACCACAAATCTGGACGCGTGTATGTTGGTAACTTTGCTGGAGCAACTACAACCTCCACCCTTTGAATGTCATTGTCTGGGATATAAACAGACCCATGCATTCTTTCGTTCCCGAGAAGTTTTCCTATGATATAGCCATTTAAACTAATAATTTCATTACCGCGTTTTGCTGCGTGTATTGATCGTTTTGCGATCATCAAATAAATCTTACCGTCTACTATACACCCTCCCTCTCCTTCGGTAATCATTTCACGTGTAAATGTTGCGTCAAACCAGACCTCATCCCCAATAACCGCATCAAATTCGCAGTCATAATCCCAACCCCCATAACTTAACTCAGCTTCTGCAATTTTTACTATTTTTCCACGTCTAACAGCCTGTTTGTCTTGAATGTTTTCCCTCTCCATGTCCGCCTCTCTATGTGCCTCATTCGCCATTTTACTATACTCACTAAGAAGCGCTTTGTCTTTATAACCTGATTTTTTCAGAGCTTTTACAACTAAAACCATTTCGTTATCATCAATATCAGAAATATAGTTTTTTACTTTATTGACGATTTTCAGTTTTCCACCATTGAAATCAATCTCATCCTCAGTAAGCGAATGAAGTTCTACAATGCATTCGCCGTTTATCAGTCTTAACTTGTCTAGGTCTATTCCGTTCAAATTCATTTGTTTGCTATTTTTTGTTCGTAAATCTCTAGTACTCGTTTCTGTTTGTCAAAGTTTTTCTTTCCGATTGGAATCTTTTTCTTCAGCTTATTCACGCACCTGCGTAAAGAAGAGTAGCTGCCAAAAACTTTTACCGCGTCCCATTCGGACATCAACCCTTCGACCTTAACGGGATCTACGGTTTCCCTGCGGATGTAGTACTCGTATACCTCTATGATTTTGAGGTAATTATTTTTTGTCTTTGTTCTTATCATAGTGTTCTTGAAGTGTTTTAAAGAACGTAGATTTAGTTACACGTGTCTCAACCTTTGTTTGAGATATGTCATACATTGTGTCTTTGTATTTTTTTATTGCCAGCTCTACCTGGTCTAGATCCTCTGACGTAATATCTGGATCGCAATACAAAAGTTTTCTCCTAGACTTGGTTGCCATTGGCGTGAATATTTTCATAACCTCGTATATCTCAACCTTCTCCTCAATCATGATGTTAAGGATAGAAATAGCTCTGTTCCAGTTTTGTTGATTACTCATATATAAATTGAATATATCGCTCATGTACACAGTATTCTGTAACATCTTGCAGTTCAACCCTGTCTAATTTTCCAACAATACAAATTCTTTGTCCTACCTCTAATTCACAAAAGTTACCAACTCTTGTTATTACGGCATCGATCTGTTTTTCTGTTTGGTTTTCTATTTGAATAAATACCCTATGGTCGGGTGGAAATAAGTTACTCATGCTGCAAATATACGAATAAATAACACAGTGTCAAGTTCTTGCTTGCAAACAACACTATTTTGCATAAATTTGCACTATGTTTATTGTTTCAATACTAGCCGTTTTATCCTCACTTGTTTTTATGATGAAGAACTCCATATATGGCTGTGGAAAAAGGTGTTACAAGACCCGAAAGGAGGCCGAGCAGCTATGCGACGGAGATCAAAAGGCGTATATGTGCTGGGAGTGCGAAACGTGGCATATAAAAAATAATGAAGAAAATCCTTGACAACCTCGCGTGGTTGTTTTATGTTTGCCCAATATTTCACTCCTCGTTTGCTACGAACCACAGTAAACTAGGGTTGGAAGTTAAGTAAAGTTACTTATCAACCTAAAAGCTCGCAAAGTGGTTCTTGCGAGCTTTTTTATTTTACTATGCATAATCAATATTCAATCATTCCTGCAAGCGTGTTGCTGAGTAAGGAGTTGTCGTCTACAGAGAAGTTGCTTATAGGCGTTATTTCAAATCTATCAAACATTAAGGGTTACTGCTTCGCGTCAAACCACTACCTTGGCGAATGCCTTGGCATATCCAAGCACAGTGTGAGGCGAGTTATTGCTGACTTGGAACAAAAAGGTGTTTTGGGTAGAGTCGTAAAATTAAACAGCAGAAACGAGGTTGAAATTAGATGCCTTACCATAAACCCAGATGCGGACATTTTGAGTAGAACAGCCGCTCCAGAAATGCCAATATCTGATAATGAAGAGGATGAGTTTTTTAATCATACCCCTGCTCAAAAACCTGCATACCCCCTGCTCAAAAATGAGCATACCCCTGCTCAGGAATGCTCACATAATAAAAAGAATAAAGTAAAAGAAGAAAGTAAGTATAATTTCGAGCAGTTTTGGTTGGCTTACGACAAGAAGGTGGACAAGAAACAAACTCAAGCTGTATGGGACAAACTTTCTGCTGAGGACCGTACACTTGCTGTAGAAGGCGTGGGTAACCACAAGTCGGGTCGCGAGCGCAAATACTGGAAAGACCCAGTTCGATATCTTCGAGACAGGAGATGGGAGGACGAGTCAACAACAACGAACGTAAAACAAACAAATTATAACTATGACGAAAATGACCCAAGGAATAAATGGTAAGGTATCAATCTACAAAGACTTCAACGACCTGCAAGGACACACAATTAGTGTACTGGGCGCACTTGAACGAATTAGGACTGGAAAATCAAAGACACTTGTTGAGCAGACGCGGGAAGCCAAAACCAAGAAGGAGGCGGACGAGTTAAAAAAGAAACTCCCTGCGGTTTGCTTTAGTGGTGTTTTTTCCAAGAGAAAGGACTCAGAGCTGCTTGAGCATTCGGGATACATCGTTTTGGACTTCGATAACGTGGCGGAAATGGCCCAAAAACGAAACGAATTGTGTTCTGTAAGGTATATTACCGCGGTGTGGGTTTCACCCTCAGGAAAGGGCTTAAAAGCGCTCGTTGAAATTGAGTGGAAAACCAAGCATAAGGAACACTTTGATTCCCTGATGGAAGAAATGCCCGACATCGACAAGACGGGGCGCAATGTTTCTCGCCTATGCTTTGAGTCATATGATCCTCAAATTTGGTATAACCCAAACGCTGAGGTGTACACCAAGCTACCCACAAAGAAAGAGGACAGGAGGTTGCCCCAACAGACAACTACCGAAACCGTCAACGACGACGATACAATATTCCAGAACCTGCTTGCGTGGATGACGTCAAAGGGTGACGCATTCCGTGAGGGGGAGAGGAACCACTTCGTGTTTAAGCTGGCCGCAAGCTGCTGTAGGTTTGGTATGATGGAGGAGACTTGTTACAGCCTGATGATGATGCACGTTGTTCCCGACGCTAGTTTTAGTCAGAGGGAGTGCAAACAGGCAGTCCGTAGCGCCTATCGCGCCAACATGAACCAATGGAACACGGCTGAGTTTACCAAGGACCAACTGGTTACAAAGAGTAACCACAAGGAGATTGACATCGTAATCACAGCAGAAGATGCGGAGAATATTGCGGCGAATGACGTGATTTATGCGGAGGAAGTAATTGAACAGGCGTCCGAGATTTATCTGAAGGGATACCAGGCCGCAATGCCCCTTGGCGTTCCTTTGCTCGACAAGCACTTCAAGAGGGTCAAGGGTGAATTAACAATTGTTTCGGGTATCGGTAACTACGGTAAGTCATCGTTTATGAAGTGGGAGATGGTATTTCGTATTGTGAAGTTTGGCGAGAAGGTGGCCATCTTTACCCCAGAGGAGTTGCCAGCGGAGCAGTTCTACCATGACCTGGTAGAGATCTACTTTGGTAAGGACTGCACACCCAACAACCCCAACCGACCATCCTACGATATGTACATGAAGGTGTACAAGATGATTGGCGAACACATCTTTATGGTTTACCCAAAGAATGTAAGCCCTACGCCAGACTATGTGAAGGAGGTGTTCCTTTCCGTGATAATTAAACACGGGGTTGACCGCGTGGTAATCGACCCATTCAATCAGATGGCAAACGATTACACCAAGGGTGGGGGACGCAGCGACAAGTACCTTGAGACGTTCCTTTCAGACTGCACAAGGTTTGCACGGAAGAATAACGTGTACTTCGACATCGTGGTACACCCACACAAGATGAGAAAGGCCGACGACGGCAACTATCCATGCCCAGAGGTGTTTGACCTGGCAGACGGAGCGATGTGGAACAACAAGGCCGACAACATCATCATCTACCACCGTCCGCTTGCCCAGACGGCTCCCGAAAGCCCTGTGTGTGAGTTCCACTCCAAGAAGATCCGACGTCAGAAGATTGTGGGCATGAAGGGATTCTTTGACTTTGAACTTGTAAGGAGCACTCGCAGGTTCACGTTTAACGGTACAGATTACTTGCAACAGGCAATTGACGGAAAATACGTGCAGGCTGAGATAGAGCAACCAAAGCCATCAGCGATGAAGCCGAACAAGAGTTGGACGGACTCCAAGGAAGTAAAGGAATGGAACGAGGAGGTTGGACATCCGAACGGATACAAAGAAGATTGGGAATAAAAATTAACAGTTTTTTTCTTGCACAAAAGCAACATATATGATACATTTGCGAATATAACCAATAAATTAATCATAAAAATTATGGGATTAAATCAAGGTGGTTCCTCAAGCCGTACTTACCTCAGCATATCTGACGGTAAAATTGCAAAACGTGTAGAAGAAGGCTCAGCTGGAGCGATTAAGTGTACATCCAAGGATGGATCTCGCACCTGGTACGAACAGCGCTTCTCTAGCGTGTCTGGTAAAATTACAGACGTTTTTAAGCGTGACTCAGACAAGGGTTACGGGTCACAACTATGTATTGTCCTTGACGACAAAGGCGAAGAGTTTCAGGTACAGATGCCATGGAGTTCACGCTACTCATCGGGATTCTTTGTTTGCATGCCGAACATTGATCCATCTAAGGTCATCACGCTTTCTCCTTGGATGAAAGAGATTGATGGCACAAAAAAGACCATGCTGTACCTAAAGCAGGATGGTCAGGATAACGTGGATTGGGCGTGGACAAGGGACAACCCAGGCAACATGCCAGACATGAAGCAGATCAAGGTAAAGGGCCAGACCGTGTGGGACGACACCGAACGCCAGGAGTTCTTTGAGAGTTATCTTAACGACATGTTCCTTCCCAAAATAAAGGGCGCGAGCGCTATTGAAAAACTAGACTCGCTTGCCGACGACCAGGAAGATACTGGATTGCCATTTTAACCTTAACAAAGTCGTGGCGGGGGATGAATGCAAGCTAACTCGCCACGGCTTTAACCTAAACAAACATGAGATATACATTCAAGGATTTAGTAGACATGGTCGCCTCGCATAGACGGGCGGAGTTTACAAAGGTATACGACTACCTGCACAAGGTGGAAAAGCCAGAGTATAACGACATAATTCAAATTGTAAGCAAGCACTTTAACATTCCTGTAATTGACATCAAGAGCGATAAGAAGTATGCTGAGATTGCATTTGCAAGGCAGCTTTACATGACTGCGATAAAGGTTTGCTCTACAAAAACATTAGCTGAGGTTTCTCGCACCGTGAACAAGCACCACTCTACCGTATGCCACGCCATACACACGATTAGAAAGGATTACGAGTTTTGCGCAATTAGACGTCACAAGATTCGTGGATTCATATCTAACTTAAATCAAACACAACAAGAACTTTTATTAGACTTTTTAAATGAACGGGACCCAAATATCATTGCCTCCTACGCCGTGGATGCAAACAGAGTTGCAACACCTGCGGACACTCAGACACACTATGCTTGAGAAGGACGTGCTTTACTCAAAGATAGGTAAACACAAGCCGCAGAACGATTACAAAAAAGACATCCGCATGATGCGTAAAATAAACGTAAGACTTTATGAACTAACGGGTAATGATATGTACCTTTGGCTTGGCGGACACTTTAACGAACTTAAAAAAATAGAAGATGGGCAGAATTGAAATAAAAGACGCAAAGCGCACAATTGACGGGAAGAAGGTGTTTGCCTTCCGAGTCAAGACCATTGGCGAGAACAACGAGGTGCTCCAGACATCCGAGGTGTTGAACACAATAGACTCCGTCAAGACACATCTCAAGGCAATGGCTTTGGCGTGGAACAGTCAGGGAGACATTGAGGTGTTAGACTGCACGTACCGCGGCAAGTTTGATGGTAAGGTGATCAGCCTTGACGAGTTTGACAAGCTCAAGATCCAAGAGGATGAAGTTGATAGAGGGTGAGGCGTTTGCCAAGTATGCCTTTTGCAGGGGCGGAAATAGTAAATATTTTTACATTTGTACGCCCGTTACTATAGTCACAATAGATTCAGAAAAGATAACCCAATCAAACTTTATATTTTGGAACTAATCAAATCGTTTATTAAGCACATGTTGGAGCTTCCAAACATCACGCTTACCGCCTTCATTATCGCGTTTACTATAGCAGTTGGGGTGTCTGTATGGATACTGGACTGGACCAGCGCGTTTGCGTGCCTCTTGACCGTATCTAGCCTGCTAGGTGTCAAGTTTTACGCCTGGAAAAAACAACTTGGCGTGACTAAGCCCGAAAAGGGGCAGAAAGTCATCGTAATTAAAAGAAAATGAACAAACTAAAAAAGTTTGTGGATACATTTGCTGAGGTGCGTGTTTTCACGCAATTTCAGTTTGTTTTATTCATTTCGTTCGTAAAACCGCTCCTTTTTAGGGGCGGTTTTCGCTGATACTTATTACATTTGCAAATAACTGATTGAGATGAAGAATAAGGTAACGAACTATCGCAACATCCTCAACGATACGAGGGGTGTTAGTCTAAACGAGAAGATCAAGGAAGAGTGGGGGAAGATGGACTCGTCCATTAGTCTAGCATCCTTCCAAAGAATGTTCTACGGGTGGAAGAAGAACAACAAGCCCAAGGCGAGTCCTAAGGCCGTAAAAGAAATAGCGGTCAAGGTCAAGAGTGCCTTCTCAGAGCTTGTGCAGGAGCTTATACCAGACTCAAACCCCCTTGAACTTCCAGAGTCCAAGGAGAAGGAATACAAGCCGTACAAACTACCAACCAACCACAATGATATCCTTTTTCTTACCGACATTCACGTACCATACCACAACATTCCTGCGCTCACGGCGGCCCTCAAGTACGGCCTCGAAAACGAAGTCAACACCATCTACATCAACGGGGACCTCGTTGATTTTTATGCCATCAGCCGCTTTCAAAAGGATCCTCGCAAAAGGGACCTGGCGTCGGAGGTTTACATGGCACGGGAGTTCCTCTACACACTACGTAAGCTCTTTCCCACACAGGCCATCTACTTCAAGGCAGGAAACCACGACATCCGCTGGGACCACTACCTCATCAACAACGCCTCGGACCTAATCGGGCTTGAGGAGTTCTCATTGGAATCTATCCTGCACCTGGACAAGCTCAACATCACGTTTATACCAGACAAGCAGTTGGTTAGCATGGGCAAACTGACGGCCCTGCACGGACACGAGTTTGGATCGAGTATGTTCAGTCCCGTGAACATTGCGCGTGGTCTTTACCTCAGAGCAAAGGATAACGCAATCTGCGGACACCACCACCAGACCTCGGAGCATACCGAGCCAAACATAAACGGTCGAGTTACAACCTGCTGGTCAGTAGCCTGCCTATGTGAATTGCATCCAGACTATATGCCAATTAACAAGTTTACACACGGCTTTGCTCACGTAAAAGTGTTTGATAACCAAGAATTTGAGGTTTCAAACTACCGAATCGTGGACGGTAAGATTAAATAACGGCCGTAACATTTTTATGCCCGTTTTTGTTACGAGGTTCTAAGAAATTTTTCCTTATTTTGCTATATGGAAAACCTGGTCGTAAAGGAGAGGAAGTTAGGGAAGGAAAAGGCTCGCGGCCTTTACCACGACCACGGCCTCATCGAGATCGACCCAAGGCTTCCAGCCAAGGAGTACTTAGAGGTGCTAGTCCACGAGTTTCTGCACCACGAGTTCAAGCACTGGGAGGAGGAGTATGTTAGAGACTACGGGATAAAAATATCCGACTTTCTGTGGGACATGGGGTATAGGAAAGTAAATTTGGAGTAACATGATTAGGGTAATACTTCCAATAGTCATAGAGAACGAGGAGAAGAAGATCGCCGAGTTGACTGGATCTACTCCCGACAGGTTCCAGTGCGAGCCTGCCATATTCTATTCAATCGACAACGTCAGGCCATACCACGACTACACAAACCTCTGCGTGATAGACTCTGGGGGCTGCGAATACATTGTAGGACTTTCTATGGAGGAGGTGGACCAGATGATCATGGGCGACGTAACCTTTGCATTTAGCGCCAACTGATGGGACTCTGTGGACAACATCTGCCAGACATACCAAGAGAGTCGGGGCCGCCTAAGTTCCACAAGTACGCAGAGTGCGGCGTGTGCAAGAAGGTTACACTGTTTGCTCCTCGCCCAGACTGGTGGCTGTGCGTTAAGTGCGGCAGTATGGCCAACAAAAGTTAAAAATTTTTGTATTTGACACACGTGTTGTATATTCGCCACATAAATAAACGAAATGGACGAATTAGAAAGAAAAAAACGATTGATTGTGACCGCTTTGGCCGCCCAACAGATCTACGCGCAGTGCCACGACGAGTGCATTGACCTAAACTTCTTTAGGAACGACCTCAAGATGTTCTCAAAGAACCTTGTAACCAAGCTGGAACGTGAACTGATGCCCATATTTGGGGTGCTAGGCAACGTAGAGGGCGGAGAGGCTTATGTGAACGCTATTAGGGTGATGGAGATCACCTTGCAGAACCTTGCAACACTGCCCGTTGAGTACTGGGCGCTAATAAACATGGGAGTAAACGACATAAAACGACAAATTGATGAAAAGGACCAAGCAGGGGCTGACGGAGTACCTAGCGGAACAGCTGAAAATAGCTCATCCGAGCAAGAAGATGGAGGTGATGCAGATAATAATGAAGAACCTTCCGACGCTGCGAAGCATGAGGCAGGAGGAGATACAGCAGTTACTGAACAATTGCAATGATGACCTTCGCTCCACACCCGATACCAGTAAAGACACCCCTGGGTGACGGGTACATACTCTACATCACCCCTGGGGGCATGTTTGAGAACGACGAGATAACCGTCGTGCTGCTAAACGGCGGCGAAATCAAGCACTTTAACAGCGACCAGGTGCGTGTATGGAAAAATTCAACCTACGAGATACATGAATAACTACGTAATCACGATTTGGGACGGCGACACGCTAGTCCATAACGCCAAGGCACGGGCTAAGAGTCCTGAGATGGCTAAGACCAAGGCCCTGGCAGACTGCTGGAAGCTCGACAAGTTAATGGGAACGGAACGAAACTGGCAAAGTTACAGATGGGACATACAAGCGACAATAAGCCGATAAAACACGCATCAGACCTACTGAACGAGGTGGTCACGGACATGGTAATGCGTGAGAAGAAGGGTTTTTCTGAGTACAGGCAGACTATGGACCGCACGGACCTGACCAAGGACGAGTGGATTCAACACGCATATGAGGAGGCGCTTGACCTTGCGCTGTATCTAAAGAAGATCATGAAGGTTCAAGATGTGCCTTCAATCGGTGTGACGAGTGGTACACCAATTTCTACAGTCCTGACGGGTGGGACCCCAATTTCTACAGTTACAAACAAGTAAAAATCAAAACAAGTATGGAAAATTCATTTTACGAAAGACTTCTGATTGAAGCACAAGAATTGGCAACAAAAACAAACGCATTAAATGATTTTATGCATACACAGGCCTTCATTGATTTAGACCGCCAAAACAAAGATTTGCTTTACAAGCAATCAAGATTGATGAACGAGTACCTACAGGTATTAGGTCAGAGATTAGAAGTTTTAGGTGAAAAGTTTTCATTTAAAGGCTAAAAAAGGAAGTCAGGTGGCGGAATGGTAGACGCAACCACAGAGCGTGATGGGAGTTAAGCTGAATGTAAGACCCATCGTTGGTTCAGCAATTACAGGTTCGAGTCCTGTTCTGACTACAAAACAAATGAATATGAAAAAGAAGACAACCTACACAATCTTTGCCTACGAGCCAGGCACGGAAGTCTACGCCATCTCGCTGTGGCATGACAAAAATCAGCCAACAGATCACCTTGCAATCTACAAGGCTAAGGTGTCCTCATGGAGCTTTGACGCCGAGGAGAAGGACGTGATGTACTACCTCGAGAGCCCCAAGGAAGGAAAGTGGTGGGGACAGTCCATCAAGGGCGAGTACGTGTCAGAATCGTTTGACGAGTTGTTACAACAGGCAAAAGAAATCTGGAGAAATGAAGAAAAGATATAACCCCTTTAACAGCCAGGAGTTTGAAAACCTCATCCCATACCTGGTGTGGCTGGCAATCTACGCAATAATCATCCTAATACTTTTTTCACTATGAACGAGCCAAAAGAATACAAGAACTACCTAGAGTTACTGCTTGACCTTTACCCAGACGACGAGTTCCTAATCGCGGACGGTTTTGACGACGCCGTGATAGGTGTGGACTACGCGTCATCACGCCTGATTTACTCGTGCGACAAGTGCCTACAGATCCTCATCGAGGTGGAGGGCATGGACCCACAGGACGCTATCGAACACTTTGAGTACAACGTCGCTGGAGGTTACGTGGGTGAGAAGACGCCCATATGGTGCCAGGACAGCTACGAGCTATAAAAAAACCGACCATTTCTGATCGGCTTTAATCGTAAATATAACGGGTGCCACTACACAACCCGTGCATCTTAACCCTGCCCCTTGTTGGGCTTGGTGTTCTTATCCTTGGGGGACTTGCGCTTAACGTGCAGTCCCTCTTTTCTTTTGCCAAACGTCTGCTTGACGCCGTTGCCCATTGCCTTTGCCATGGCTTATTTTTTAGGCGCTGGTGGACCCATTGCCGATTGTGCCTTCATCTGATTCTTTGTCAGCTTGTTCATCGGTGCTGCGTTTTTCTTTACCTCGCCAATCTTTTTACCCCATTTTTCAGCCTCTTTCGGACTCAAAACCTCATTAGGCTTGCCGCCACCAACGCCTCCGCCAGCAACAGCACCCTTGCCCTCGTCTATAGAGCCGCCACGTCTTGTCTCGTTACGGTCGTCAGAACAGGTGTGGCCACTATCCTCGCGGGAACACGTTACAGTCTCCTTGGCCTCCTCCTCCTTCTTCTTCTTCTTCAAGAACTGTTTTACACTGCTCATGCCGTATGCGTTGTCTCTATAGTCCTGTGATGCGTATTTCATGGCCTTTTTTTTACAAATATATGCAACATCGTCAATTATCCAAATCCTAGACATTTCTTAAACTAACTATGGTTGGGGTCCCCCCCTAGTCCCCCCCAAGCGACCGCAACTTCCGAAACGCGTTTGGCAGGGGGGGTGGGGTCGTTTCCTGTTCCACGTGGAACATATGGTTATGTATTAGTGTCACCTCGGCGGGGATAGGGGGACACAATCTGTTATGTAAGGATACAATGCACCACCATACAACATGTGCGGGGCCATATCAAACCATAATGCCGCCACTCTTGGTCTCCCACCCGTGGAGAAAGTAGACTAACCCACTGATAACCAACCACATGCCGCTAAACACTCTTGTAGTGCTACGTTTATGCATGGCCTTTTCTAGGGTAATCCCGCCCCCAATCCTAGTATTTTAACACTTTTAACATTTCGCTCACAGGGCGTCTAGCACAGCCCCGAGGCGGGCATTCTTGGACTCCTAGCAGCCATGCCTGCGTGCCTATCCCCCTGCATATCAGCGCGTTAGGCCCAGAAACTGCTTGGATTTACCCCTTATTTAGACACATTCTCAATAGCATTCTGAGGGGGCATAGGGCCACTATCTCGGGCGCGGTGGTATATAGATATCACCCATGCAGCGAACGTCGATTTAAAGCGTTTTCCGCATGTTTACAGGGGTTTCGGGAGGGGGGCTTGGTTGGTTATCAGTGGGTTAG